CTTTAAAATTCCTCCGACGGATATTTTTGAAAAACGGTTTGCAAAATAGAGCCCAAAAAGTAGTCAATAAGTTTTAATAAGTGCATAGATTTGAATGAAAAAATTACCTATATTAGCCATATAGTTTTGTTATCTGTTACAAGTATCACCAAAAGTCCATTGTTAGTTTTTAACCTTCTAGAAACCGCATTAAATTGCCCCTCAGTCTATGCACTTACTAAAACTTATTGACGGATATTTCAGTAGAAAGGAACAAAACAATGAAGCAGACAAATGAAAAGCCTGCTGATAGAAACGATCGTCCCGCCCTTTCAGTTGAAGAAAGGGAAAATCAAATGATTAGCTATGCTGATGAAGAGGCTGAGAAGCGAATTAGAAGTGGGAAGGCATCGGATTCTTTATTGCTTCATTATCTAAAGTTAGGAACTTCTAAAATAGAACTAGAGAAAGCAAAGCTAGAAGCTGAAACAGCTTTAGCCCAAGCCAAAGTTGAAAGTTTAAGGCAGGCAGAGGAAACAAAAGAAATGTACGAGGCGGCTATAAGATCTATGAGAATTTATACCGGAAATGGAGAGGATGAAGACTATGGAGATTAGAACATATAGTGAATTAAAAGATATTCCTACATTCGAAGAACGGTATAAGTACTTAAAACTTTCTGGAACAGTTGGATTAGATACTTTCGGTTTCGATAGATATTTAAATCAGGCATTTTACAAGTCACCAGAGTACAGAAAAATTAGACAAGAGGTAATACTAAGAGACAATGGTTGTGATTTAGGTTTAGACGGCTATGAGATATTTGGAAAAATTCTTGTACACCACATGAACCCAATAACTAAGCGGGATATTTTGGATAGAAGCGACTATGCATTAAATCCAGAGTATTTGATTTGTGTTAGTCATAACACGCATAATGCTATACATTATGGTGATGAGAGTTTATTACAACTTGATATTCCTATAGTTAGAAAACCGAACGACCAAGCACCATGGAGGAAATAAAATGGGAAAGAATTACAGAGACTATTCTAAACGCAGAAACTTTAATGAGGAAACAGTAAAAGAAAACATTACACCTGAAGTAGAAACAAATAGACCTGAAAATCCAGAAGACCCACAAGGACTAAACAGTCTTTCGTATGATTATAAGAAAGAAGAAATAGACACAAAGGGTCTTGACGCGAACACTTTCGCCGAAGAGTATCCAAAAGGGTCTGTTAAATGCGAAAAATTAAGACTTAGAAAAGACCCATCAACTAAACCGGGCAACATTGTAGGTGTGTATGAAGAAGGAACAAAAGTTACTATTCTAGAAGATCTTGGAGAATGGTTAAGTGTTGAAGTTGAGAAAAACAGTAATAAAGTCAGAGGCTTTATGATGAGTAAATTCATTGAGAGGTAGAAAAATGGAAGATAGTAGTGTACTCGATAGTATAAAACAGATGCTTGGAATTTATTCGGATGATACTGCATTTGATGCCGAACTAATAATGCATATCAACAATGCTATCTCAGACTTACTACATGTTGGCAAAGATATGCCAGACTACTCTATAAAGAGTGCAAATGACTTGTGGTCTGGGTTTTTAGATAGCGAAGCATTAATAGGACAAGCTAGACAGTACATCTATTGTAAAGTTCGACTCATCTTTGACCCGCCATCAAATAGCTTTGTTGTTACTGAATTAGAGAAGGCTAAAGACGAAGCTCAGTGGCGTTTCTACACGATTAAAGATGACGAGGAATAATCATATGGTTGTTAGACGAATGAAAAACAATGAATTAATGCATCGAGGTATAAAAGGTCAGAGAAAAGGTGTAAGAAGATACCAGTATGCTAACAAAACTTATACTCCAGCAGGAAATGCTCGATATAGGCCAAAAAAAGGAACTTCTACTAAAGCTGCGGCATTAGCTGTCACAGCAGCTTCTGGTTTAGCATGGGCTAACGCGTTTAATTCTGCAACTGGATTATCAGCGATAATGTCTACATCACTTTCTAGCATATCACAGAGCGCAGTATTACTCGGAGCCGAAATTGTGGCTGGCTTTGCGTCTATACCTGTAGCGGCATACGCTTTAACAATACCTATGGCTCTAATGATGGCGCCTATAACTATTCAAAATGGCAAAGCCTATATAGAAAGAAGAAAACTAGAAAAAGAATACAAACGATATAGGATTGGAGAATGACATGGAGGAAATAAAAACACTCGTATCAACTTTTAACTTTACAAATACAACATGGACCATTATGCTGCCAATAATATTGATGGCTATAGATGTGTTAACAGGTGTGATTAATGCTTGGATTAAAGGAGAGATTAAATCTTCAATATTACGTAAAGGATTGGGTAAGAAGATAGGTGAGATCGTAGTATTAGCAATTGGTGAACTGTTTTTAATTGCGATGAGTTTACCAATGGTAATACTTAACGGTATCTCTCTGTATATTATTGTTATGGAACTCATAAGCATATGCGAGAATTTAGAGAAACTTGGAGTTCCAATACCAAACTTTGTTAAGAAAGCGTTAGCATCTACAGAAGAGAAGATTAATGAAGACAACAAAGATGGAGATGAGGATAAAGAATAATGTTTATATTTTTTAACCCAAATCCAGACGGGCTATTTACAAACGACTGTACTGTAAGAGCTATTTGCAAAGCCCTAGACCAAAACTGGGATAAGACCTATATGGATATTTGTACTGAAGGTGGCTTATTACACATGATGCCATCAACAAACGCTGTTTGGAACTCATATCTATCAAAGAAAGGCTTTAAGCATTACATAATACCATATACTTGCCCCATTTGCTATACAATAAAACAATTTTGTGAAGACCATAAAGTAGGAAAGTATATTTTGGCAACAGACGATCATGTCGTAACGGTCATCGATGGTGATTATTATGACACTGGTGATTCTGGAGACGAAGTTCCAATTTATTACTGGAAGGAGAGCCAATGAATAACCAAATTTATAACCCATATGCTAATAACGCCAATACTTATACATTCACTGGGAATAATCAACCTCAGCAAAACGATACCATAAGTGTTATTAGTATTAGTGGTGGTGTGATAGGTATAAGAAATAGACTCAATGATTTCTCAAATCAGTTTGCACAGTCTACAAATCAAACACCACAGCAAGTCGGAATGCAAATCCAGCAACAGATGTCGCCAGAGCAGTTTCAAATGTTTGCTAATATCGCCGACATCGTCACTGGTAGAAGACACTAGTATACATACTTTTGGCCAAAGTTTTTGTATAAATAATCTTTTATGAAGGAGGATCAGAGATGGAAGTTAAAAGAGTTCCTAGTTCTGAACTTTATCACTATGGTAAAGATGGACAGAAATGGGGTGTTATGCATGGACCTCCATACCCTTTAGACAGAAATGCCTCTGTACAAGCTAAAAGAAAGAAAAAGTCATTAATGACTAAAATCAAAGATAAAAGAAAAGGCAAGAAGTTACAAGAAGCAAGGGCTAAAAAGAAAGCCGAAAGAGAAGAAAAAGAAAGAATTATTAATTCTGGAGATAGAAACGAAGTTAAAAAAATAGCAAAAAAATTAACAGATGAAGAGCTACAAAGGGCATTAAACAAAATAGAATTGACTGATAAATTAAATACATACTCTAGTGGAGGAAGTAATTACTCAACGGCAAAAAGCGGAATGGATTATGTTAGAAATGCCGAACAATTGGCTAAGACTGTCGATTCTATAGCTAAAGCTGGAAAATCTGTCCTAGACTTAACTAAATTTGTTAAGGACATGAAAAAAACTAAAGATTAAGTGAGGGCTCAATTATGAAGGTACGAAAATTAAAACCTGATGAGCTTCAGCATCATGGCATTAAAGGTCAGAAATGGGGCGTAAGGCGTTTCCAAAACTATGATGGCACCCTCATAAATTCCAAAGGAAACAAAGGTCAATACGGCGGAAGCGGTTCTGGAGTAAACGACCCAAGAGCTAAAAAATGGAATAAAGATGGTAAAAATACAACTGGAAAATCTAAAGGTGTTAAAAAACGAGGTGATGGTTTAGGAACTGGTCCTGTCGGAAATTCTGGAAAATCAAGAACAGACGGCAATTATGGAGACTGGCTATCAAATCAGCATAAAAAAAAAGAAACATACATGAATGGCTATATACAGGGAGTAAATTCTGCTGGAGAAAAGTATACCATCGCTACAACTTCGTATTCAAAAAACAAAAATCTAAAAAAGAATCAAATAGGATGCAAGGTAACAAAAGATCCTAGAGGATACGATTCTTATGAATTTGAATTTAGAGATGCAGAAGCATTTGCTAATTTTTACAATAGTCCCGCCGGCAAAGCAATTCTTGAAGACCCGTCACAAACTGCAGCATTAGCTAGGTTGGCATATGCTAAAGGATATTTAGAATATGATGAAGACTTTTTGAATTCAGAACAAAGTTCTACATTACCATTTGCTAGTTTTAATAATTTATCCTCTGAGGAACAGCTCGATCCGGCTCTTATAGATGCAAATCATGAGCCAAAGAAAGTTGAAAGAAAGAAATTGAATAAGAAAGAATATGCCGCTGAAATTGGAAAGAACTTCATCAAAAGTGTATTTAATACAGCAATACTTACTAACAATGCTTTCGAACAATTAGGAGGCATCGCTGTTAATGTTAGTAAGCTTATTAATGCTTTAGATAAGAAATAAGGACGGATATTTTTATGAATGAATTATATCATCACGGAGTTAAAGGTATGCATTGGGGTGTTCGACGTTATCAGAATCCCGATGGCACTTTAACCGATAAAGGAAGAAAGCGTCTTTTAAATGAGGATGGAAGTCTAAATAAAAAAGGTAATAGATATTTAAAAAAAGTAAAAAAGAAATCGACAAGTAAACTGGCAGATGCCGTTTGGAAAACTAATACCACAGGCGATATTAAATATATGTCCGATGCAATAAAAAAGACGAACACTACATTGAGACATTTATCTGGTCAAAGAGTATCGTCTTTAAAAATGTATAGTAAAGATCCTAGAGTTTTAGAAACTGTAGAATATACCATGGACTTTCCAATAACAAGGCAAAAAGTTAGCAAAACAGAATTACAAAATCGTTCTGCTATGGAAATAAAACAAAAGGAGTAAACCATGTTAAGCAATACAGCCACACCTAAGTACTATGCTAGATTCAGAGAGCAAGTACTTAGAGAAGAGATTCTTGTTAATGAAGAAATCTCATTGCAAATGAATCGTATTGATGCCATGATAGACAATCCTGACTATTATTACGATGACCATGCAATTGACGGCTTTATATGCTTTTGTGAAAACGAATTAACGCAGACTAACGGAGACGACTTAGAACTTCTTGAGTCGTTTAAACTTTGGGCTGAAGATGCTCTAAGTTGGTTCTATTACGAAAAAAAGAAGGTTTTCTTTAGAAACAAAAAAGGTGGTAAAGGCCACTACGAATATGTAAAAATTAAAAAACGCCTAAGGCAGAAACAATTCCTTATAGTAGCCAGAGGTGCTGCTAAAACCATGTACGCTTCATTTTTGCAAGCGTACTTTTTAGTTTGCGACCTTCAAACAACTGATCAAATAACTGTAGCGCCGACTATGGCTCAGGCAGATGAGGTGCTATCACCTTTACGAACCGCAATAGCACGCTCAAGAGGCCCACTGTTTAAGTTCTTAACAAAGGGGTCACAGCAAGCCACAAATAATAAAACCAACAGACCTATTTTGGAATCTACTAAAATGGGAATCCAAAACCACAGCACAAATTCTATACTACATATTCTTCCATTAGCCATCAATAAACTGCAGGGTTATAGATGTAAATATGCTACGGTTGATGAATGGCTATCTGGAGATTTGAGAGAGGACCCTATAGGCGCCATTGAACAATCATGCGCTAAAGGAGGACAAGAATATTTGATAATTGCCACCTCTTCTGAAGGAACTGTGCGAAATGGTTCTGGAGATACCATTAAATTAGAGCTATTGGATATTTTAAAAGGTAAATACAAAAACGATCATGTTTCTATATGGTATTACCGTCTAGATACTATCGATGAAGTAGCCAATCCTGATAATTGGATAAAAGCAAACCCTAATATTGGACTTACTGTATCATACGAAACTTATCAGCAGGATGTAGAGAGATCAGAGAAAGCTCCAGCAACTAGGAATGATATTTTGGCTAAACGATTTGGAATTCCTATGGAAGGTTATACTTATTTCTTTACATATGAAGACACAATACCGCACAATAAATGCTCATTCTGGTCTATGCCTTGCGCTTTAGGAGCAGACCTTTCGCAAGGTGATGACTTCTGTGCTTTTACCTTCTTATTCCCACTTAATGACGGATGTTTTGGTGTAAAGACCAGAAGCTACATTACTAAATTGTCATTAGATAAACAAACATTAGCCATGAGAGTTAAGTATGAAGAGTTTATTGATGAAGGTAGCTTAATAATCATGGATGATGGCGCGGTATTGGACATGATGGCTGTGTATGAGGACTTAGATAATCATATAGCAGAACATGAGTATGATGTTGTGGCTTTTGGATACGATCCGTACAATGCCAAAGAATTTGTTGACAGGTATACGAGCGAAAATGGGCCTTATGGCGTAACCAAAGTTATACAAGGAGCTAGAACGGAGTCTGTTCCTCTTGGGGAATTAAAAATATTAGCCGAAGAACGAATGTTGATATTTGACGAAGAGCTAATGAAGTTCGCTATGGGAAATTGTGTAACTATGGAAGACACAAATGGAAATAGAAAATTAGTAAAGATGCGTCACGATGCAAAAATCGATAATGTTGCTGCCATGATGGATGCGTATGTAGCGTATAAGATTAATGTCGAGGCGTTTGAATAATTAAGGAGGAAACCACGATGGCAAAAACAATAAGAGATGAACTTAAAGATAAGTTTTTCAAACTCGGTGGAACACAGGAAGAAGTTCCTAATGACCTCACCATAAGAAGTATGCAGAAAGCACTTTACAATCTTGATGGTGGAAAGAACGAAAATCTCACAAACGATTCTCAGACAATTCAGGGAATGGTAAATGCTGAGAATAATATGGATGTTAATGAAATTGGCGCTGTATCGGTTACACCTAAAGATCCAGACGACACTATTTATGGTTATACAGTATCTGATCTTCAGGAAAATATTAAGATTGTCGGAAATAAGATTACAGGAACTCTTAAGTATGTGACTGAAGGACAGCTTGCTGATCATTGGGGTGCTGGAAACTTCCTTGCTATTGACTTAGCAGATGAAGATAGTTCAGAAGCAACATACAAGATTGGTTATTATCCATCAGAAGGCTCTGGTTTTGTTGAGTTTACACCACCGGATGATGCCGCTGGAAAAGTTACGGATAAATACAACCAGAATCTGTATGTATTTAAGATTGTTGATGGCGTAGAGCATAAGCAGATCTTCGACCTTTCCGGTCTTAAATTGGAAACTGAATAAAGGAGAAAGATATGGAAGTCAGATACGCTAATCCTTCAGCATCTGAGCTTTTTCACCACGGCATTAAAGGCCAGAAATGGGGAATAAGGCGTTATCAGAATCCAGATGGAACTCTTACGGCAGAAGGAAAAGCCAAAGTTAAAACTTTTAAAAAGAACGAGATAGCTACTATAAGAAAAAAGTTCGATAGCAAAAAAGAAAAATACAAGAAAAAAATTTCAGAAGCTAGTGAAGTTAAAAAAAGAAAAGAACTAAGAGCCAAAATCAGAACGGCTAAGGTTCGAGCCGATAATGAAATTAATGTCATTAAAAATTACACATTAAAAGACATTAATAGAGAAAAGATTGCCGTTGGAGCTGAAGTCACTGCTAAAACAATAGCCGCTATCGGAACATTTGCTATTCCGTTCGTTCCTGATGTTATTGGCGCTGGATTAATAGCGTCAACATACGATGCTAAACAGCGCTATAGGCTAAAAGGAGTATAAATTCAAAATGGCAGAATTTCTTACAAGATTTAAAAATGCTTGGAACGCCTTTACTGGGCGTGATCCAACTAATAGGTTTTTAGATAATAATTGGTATGGTGGATATTCTTATAGACCGGATCGTTCTCGTATGAATTACGGAAATGAGCGGTCTATTATTTCTTCCATCTATAATCGTATTTCTATAGATTGCTCGTCTATAACGATTCAGCACATACGTACAGATGAGAACGATAGATACTTAGAAACCATACAGTCAAAACTTAATAATTGCCTCACACTAGACGCTAATCTAGACCAAACAGGTAGAGCACTGGTTCAGGATATTGTACTTTCTATGTTCGATGAAGGATGCGTAGCTGTAGTGCCAACAGACACTATAGGTAATCCGAGATTAACTGATTCGTACGACATTTTAACTATGAGAACAGGAAAAATTTTAGAGTGGTATCCATACTATGTAAAGCTTGAGGTTTACAACGAAAACACTGGGCAAAAGCAGCAAATAGTTATGAACAAAAAGGATGTAGCTATTATTGAAAACCCTCTATATGCAGTAATGAATGAACCAAACTCAACTCTTCGTCGACTGATTAGAAAACTCAATCTTTTGGACGCAGTTGACGAACAATCAAGCGCTGGAAAGCTGGACCTTATTATCCAGTTACCATATACAATTCGCACAGAAAGCAGAAAAAAGCAAGCCGAAGAAAGACGTAGAAATATCGAAGATCAGCTTGCCGGATCTAAATATGGCATTGCATATGCTGATGCCACAGAACATATAACACAGTTAAATCGTCCAGTGGAGAACAATCTGATGAATCAGATTCAGTATCTAACGAGTATGCTTTATAGCCAGCTAGGACTAACTGAAAACATCTTTAATGGCACCGCTGACGAACAGACTATGTTAAATTACTACAACACAACAATAGAACCAATAATGTCTGCTATTACTGACGAATTCAAAAGAAAGTTCCTAACCAAAACGGCTAGGTCACAGCATCAGTCAATAAATTATTTCAGAGACCCATTCAAACTTGTTCCAATTAATAATATTGCCGAAATCGCCGATAAATTTACTAGAAACGAAATACTTACTTCTAATGAAATTAGAGGAATTATCGGTTTCAAACCTTCGAAAGACCCTAAGGCAGATCAGCTTATAAACAGTAACCTAAATCAGTCTAATAAAGATACGAAGAACAATGGAGAATCGGTAACCGAAGAAATTAATAAGACTGAAGAAACTAAATAAGGAGAAATTTCAAAATGGCAGTTAAAACTTATGATTTTAGCGGCTGGGCAACCAAGAACGACCTTAAATGCTCTGATGGAAGGACTATTAGAAAGAACGCATTTAAAGACGACAATGGTAAGGTTGTTCCTTTAGTTTGGAACCATGACCATAGCGGTCCAGACAATATTCTGGGACATGCGGTCCTCGAAAACAGAGAGGATGGAGTCTATGCTTACTGTTCGTTTAACGAAACAGAAAAAGCTCAGACAGCAAAGGAACTTCTTAGACATCATGATATTGGTTCGCTTAGTATACACGCAAATCAACTTAAACAGACAAAAAATAAGGATGTGCTTCATGGCGTTATTCGCGAAGTAAGTCTTGTACTTGCAGGAGCAAATCCGGGAGCCCGAATCGACTTCCCTATTCTTCAACATTCAGATGGATCTTATGACATGGTCGAGGACGAGGCTTATATTTATCCATTTATTGAGGAACTTTCACTAGAACACGGTGAGGTTCCTTCTTTTTATTCTGAGGAAGAATCTGCAGAAGAAACAGTAGAAGAAACTGAAGAAGAAACGGCAGAGGAAACTGAAGAAATCGAGCACGCTGAAGAAGAATCTGAAAAAAGTAAGGAGGACGAAAAAGTGGCCGAAGAAAACAAGGAAAAGACTATTGGCGATGTAGTTAACACGATGAACGAAGAACAGAAGACTGCATTATACGCCATTGTCGGACAGGCAATCGAAGATGCAAAAAACGGAAATGATAAGGAGGACGAAGACGTGAAGCACAACGTATTTGAAAACGAAGAGAATGAAAGAGATGATGAGTATCTTTCACATGCTGAGATTGAAGAGCTCTTTGCCGGAGCTAAGAGAGAGAAGGTAACATCTCTTAAGGATTACATGCTTGAGCACAGCATTGATACAACCGGAATGGAAGTAGCAACAGGAGAACAGGAATATGGTTTCAATGATGCATCTATGCTGTTCCCAGAAGCTAAGTCACTCAACAATCCACCTGAGTGGATCAAGAGAGATACTGGATGGGTTGGAGTAGTTATGAATGGAGTTCATAAGACACCATTTAGCAGAATTAAATCTGTATATGCTGACATCACAGCAGATGAAGCAAGAGCTAAGGGTTACATGAAGGGTAACGAGAAGAAAGAGCAGGTATTTACAACTCTTAAGAGATCTACATCTCCTTGCACAATCTACAAGAAGCAGAAGCTTGATAGAGATGACATTATCGATATCACAGACTTTGATGTAGTTCGTTGGATTAGATCTGAAATGGACTTCATGCTTGATGAGGAAATTGCTAGAGCAATCCTTATCGGTGATGGTCGTGCTTCAGACTCTGACGAAAAGATTAAAGAAGAGTGCATTAGACCTATCGCTAAGGATGTTCCACTCTTCAATGTAAAGGTTAATGTAAATGTTCCTAATGGAGCAACAGGACAGGAGAAGGCTGACGCTATTATCGATACTGTTCTTAAAGCTCGTAAGGAGTACAAGGGTTCAGGAAATCCTACACTCTTCACAACAGAAGATTGGCTTACAGAGATGCTTCTTCTTAAGGACGGTATTGGTCATAGACTTTACAAGACAGAAGCCGAGCTTGCTACAGCACTTCGTGTAAGCAAGATCGTTACTGTTGAAGTAATGGAAGGACAGAACATCGATAACAAGCCACTTGTTGGTATCGTTGTAAACCTTTCAGACTACAACGTCGGTGCTGATAAGGGCGGTGAGAAGAATCTCTTCGATGACTTCGATATCGACTACAACCAGTACAAGTACCTGATCGAGACAAGAAGATCTGGAGCACTTGTTAAGCCAAAGTCAGCTATGACAATTCTTATTAACGAAGCAGTTGGATCTAATAGCAATAACGATGGCGAAGGTGGCAACACTGAAGGCTAAATTTCAAAATGGCATTAAGAGGAGGCAACTATGAAGTTCGCAGGTAAAATCGGATTTGTTTATACCGTAGCTGATGAGGGAAGCGTCTGGCGAGAAGAGGTTATCGAGAAGTCTAAGAAAGGCGATTTCATTAGAGACGCCAGAAGATGGGAGAAACCTACCGAAGTTAATGACAGTATCACAATCAGCGACGAAATAGACATAGTTGCTGACTCTTATATGCTCGATAACTATGCGTTTATTAAGTATGTAGTAATACGGGGCGTTAAATGGAAAGTAAATTACATTGATATTTCAAGACGCCCTAGAATCAGACTAACCCTCGGAGGAATATATAATGAGGACGAATCCTAAAACAAGGCGTTTTGAACTAGACGCTAAACTAAAGGCCCTCTTGGAAAGCATATATGGCGAAGGTAATGCCCATTTATATTTTCAACCTCCAGAGGGTTTTAAATTAAAGTATCCCTGTATTGTATATCAGAAAGATACAGGCGACCACAAGTTTGCAGACAACAAAGTTTACAGTTTTGTGCAAGCTTACCAACTAACTTTTATAAGTAAAGATCCAGACAATGTTGTGGTCGACGCTTTATTAGATGAATTCAAGTATGCCAGATACGGCCGGAATTTTAAAGTCGAAAACATAAACCATGACGTTGTAATACTATATTATTAAAATAAGGAGGACAAAATCGTGTCTAATTATGCTATTAATTGGGATGCAACCGGAGAGAAGTATTATGAAACTGGTGTGGACCACGGTGTGCTTTACCCACAGAACAACAGCGGCGCATATCCAAAGGGTGTCGCTTGGAATGGACTTACAGGAGTAACTGAATCACCTTCAGGAGCTGATAAGAACGATGTATATGCTGATAACATTAAGTATCTTGTACTTAGATCAGCTGAAGACTTTGGAGCAACAGTAACATGTTATACTTACCCAGATGAGTGGGAAGAGTGCGACGGTTCAAGAATGCCTATATCAGGTGTTAAGATCGGACAGCAGCCAAGAAAAGCATTTGGTATGTGCTATAGAACACTTAAAGGTAACGATATTCAGGGTACTGAGTATGGTTATAAGCTTCATCTCATTTGGAACGCAACTGCTTCACCATCAGAGAGAGCTTACTCTACAGTAAACGACTCACCAGAAGCTATCGAGTTCTCATATGAGATTGCTACAACTCCAACACCTATTTCGGGTTATAAGCCAATTGCTTCTATGACTATTGACTCAACAAAGGTTGCTGCAGATAGACTTGCTGCACTTGAGCAGGTTCTTTATGGTGTAGCTGGCGGAGCAGATCCTCGTCTGCCATCTCCAGATGAAGTTATTTCTATTCTTGGAGCTTCTTCAACAAGAAGTGTAACAGTAAGCCCATCTAGAATAGAGATTACAGCAGGTGATACATATGCACTTAATACTGTAGTAGTTCCAGCTGATGCTGAGGTTACTTGGACAACATCAAATGAGTCATATGCTACAGTTGAGAATGGCGTTGTTACTGGTGTTGGTGCCGGTACAGCTACGATTACAGCTGCTATTTCTGATGGTTCTAGTGGAACACACACAGATACATGTGAAGTTGTAGTTACCGCCGCAGCTCAGGGCTAATTGATATTTTTGTCGTAGGGTTACGCAATGCGTAGCTCTACGGCTTTTTTTTATTTACCATAAAATGTAGAAAAGGAGAAAACCCAATATGTATGTAAAGAAAATTAAGTATGAAGACTATAACGGAGAACAGAGAGAAAGAAGATTTTACTTCAATCTGAATAAAGCTGAACTTCTTGAAATGGAACTCAGCACAAACGGTGGATATCAGAATTTTGTACGACGAATTATAGAAACAAGAGATCAGGCTGAGCTTATTAAATTATTTAAAGACCTTATCCTTAAATCATATGGAATGAGATCTGATGACGGAGAGAGATTCATTAAAAATGCTCAGCTAACAGAAGAGTTTACACAGACAGAAGCATACAGCGAGCTGTTTATGGAACTAGCTACAAACGCTGAGGCAGCAACCGAATTTGTTAACGGAATAATTCCTAAAGCATTAGCTGCTGAGGTGGCAAAAGAGAAGGCTAAGAACCCTAATTTCCCAAACCAGTTAGGAGCTGATACTATTTGAAAACTATAATAATACCCACTTCTGAATGTTATGATGAAGAATCTGAAAGATTCATAACTGTTAAGGAGCAAAAGTTAGTTATAGAACATTCGCTTGTCTCAATTTCAAAATGGGAGTCAAAATGGAAAAAACCGTTCATTTCTACAGCTGAAAAAACTATGGAAGAACTACAAGATTATGTTCGTTGCATGACATTAACACAAAATGTTAATGACGATGTGTATAAAGCCATACCTGTGGATATTATGAACGAAATAATAGAATACATGAACGACCCAATGTCAGCAACTTGGTTCTCCGATATTGATAAAAAGCATAACGGTCGTAATGGAGAAGTTATTACTTCAGAATTGATATATTACTGGATGACCGCTGCTAATATTCCTATGGAATGTCAAAAGTGGCATTTGAATCGTTTGATGACTCTTATTAGAATTGCTGGCGAAAAGAATCAACCACCTAAGAAGATGTCCAAGAATGACATTCTCAGGCAGAATAAATCGCTAAATGCTATGAGAAGAGCGAGAGCAAAATCTAGGGGGTGATTAGTTGACTCTTAAAGACATAACAGAAAAATTAGCACATAGTTCAAACTATGGAGCTTATAGAGATACAAAAACAATTGAATACATAGTAATTCATTATACCGCTAACGATGGAGATGCATCTTGGAATAATGCGAATTACTTTCAGAAAAATCCAAACCTTAAAACATCGGCTCATATCTTTGTAGACGATAGTAAAGCTTACCTGTCAGTACCTTTAAACAGAGTTGCTTATTCAGTAGGTTCTAATACTGTCGATACTTCAAGAGGTGGCGGTAAGTACTACAAGAAATGTACAAATGCAAATTCTATAAATATTGAACTTTGTGATACAGTTAGAGATGGTAAAAGAAATGTAACACAAAAGACCATAAACAATGCTTTAGACATAACTAGAGAACTAATGTATGAGTATAACATTCCAGCCTCTCATGTCATCAGGCACTTCGATGTGACAGGCAAACTCTGTCCTGAGTACTGGATCGATAAGGCTAAATGGGAAAGTGAATTCCATAGCAAAGTATACAAGCTTAATGGCTGGTACCAGGACGGAGATGAATGGTATTACTTTGAGAATGGGGTTATGTCACACGACAAATGGATTAATGACAATGGCCAATATTACTATCTGAAATCGGATGGACAAATGGCATTTAAAGAATTTGTAAAGTCGAAAGACTACGATATTAATAAGAAACTATATTGGATTAATATCGATGGTACATGGGATGGCAAGTCTTACCGTTGGATGAGTAACGAAAAAGGTTGGTGGATTACACAGATAGATGGAACTTGGTATCCAAAAGAAGAATGGTACAAGATAAACGGAAGCTGGTACTACTTCGATTCTAAAGGATACATGGTAACTGGCACTAAAACTATTGACGGAAGAATCTATTCCTTTAATTCTAATGGCGAATTAGTAGGATATTCAAAATGGGAGTAAAATTCTAATGTTTTCAGTTACTACTAGTGGGGACTTTCATAATATAGAAAGATTCCTAAAGAAAAATGAGCATATAGATATGGACCATTATCTTGAAAAATTTGGTCAAGCCGGGGTTGAAGCATTACGCAAGGCAACTCCAAAAGATACAGGACTTACTTCAGAGTCTTGGTATTACACAATTGAAAAAGAAAAAGGAAAAACAACAATTACATGGTGCAATAGTAATACTGTAGATGACTGGTACAATGTCGCTATAGGAATACAATATGGCCATGGAACAGCTAGTGGTGTGTATGTGCAGGGTGTTGATTATATTAACCCAGCCATGCGCACCATTTTTGATGAATTAGCAGAACAAATCTGGGAGGAGGTTAAGAACGCATGAGCTCAAATAATGTCGATAATAAAGTTGTTAACATGCAATTTAATAATGCTCAGTTTGAAGCTGGCGTTAAACAGACTTTAGCGAGCCTTGATGAGCTTAAGCAAAGTCTGAAATTTAATAACTCCGTAACCGGATTAAACGCTCTATCCAGTGCATTTAATAGTTTCTCATTAGCTAATATATCAGAGCAAGTCGAAGCACTATCCAGCAGATTCAGTACTTTAGGTATTGTTGGAATGACAGCTATACAGAACATCACCAATAAAATGATGAACTTGGCTTCAGCTAAAATTGGCGGAGTAATTAGCCAGATACAAACTGGTGGATGGGCTAGAGCATCAAGTATTGCAAATGCTCGTTTCACACTTCAAGGAATGCTCAAAGATTCTGAAAAGGTAGAAGAGGCTTTTAAGTCAGCATCAAACGCTGTTGATGGAACTGCTTATTCACTTGATGCTGCTGTATCAGCTGCTTCTCAGTTAGCAACATCTGGTATAGACACCGGCGCTGAGATGGAAAATGTATTAAAGTCAATAGCTGGAACTGCGGCTATGACTGGAACATCATTCGAAGATATATCTAACATTTTCGTTGATACTGCTTCTGCTGGAAGGCTTACTGGTGATGCATTAATGCGACTATCTTTACGAGGCATAAATGCTAAGCAGATTTTAGCGGATAGTATGGGTTACACAACAGAACAAATAACCCAAATGACTTCTAAAGGTGAAATCAGTTTCCAAGAGTTCTCTAAAGCAATGCAGGATACTTTCGGAGAGCATGCGAAAGAGGCTAATAAAACCTTTCAGGGTGTTATGTCGAATATTAAATCAGCCTTGTCTAGAATAGGTGCTATATTTGCATCTGGCATTATTGAAAATGAGGATTTTATATCAGCATTAAATGATGTAAGGGAAGCCATTAACAAAGTAAAAACGGCTTTAATGCCACTAGAAGATAATGCTAATTTTAAAAACATGATATCTGCGTTATCTAGGTTAGGCTCAAAATATATAAAGACTTTCAGCACAAAAACACTAGAGAGATTTGTATATTGGGTTGGCCTAGGTATGGACAAAATTACCGAATGGGCAGACAAATTAACAGGCTATAAAGAAGCAGCAAAAGAAACACTATTCGGAAAAGTAGCCGATGACGCTGAAAAAGCATCCGAAGTTGTTCATGCCACTGCTGAAGAAATACAAGCAGCTGTTGATATTTGGACTAAGGTTAATTACGGCGGTTGGGGCACAATGCAAGACCGTTGGGATAAATTGAATAAGGAACTTGGCGACGGGGCTGCTGAAAGAGTTCAGTATCTTGTAAATCAAGAAGCAGCAGGGGTTAAAGACTTAGAAAATGTATCTCTTGACTCACTTACAAAAATAGAAAAAAGCACCGATGATGTCGCAAGCTCAGCAGCTAAAGTAACAGAAGAGGTTGAAGACACTGGAGAGGCTTTAATACCTGTTGATGATATTATGGCAGGCCTAAGCAAATACGCTAAAGGTTTAAAGACCATAATAGGTAATATAAAAACCACAGTCGTTAAAGCAGTAACAGCTTTTAGAAAAGTTTTTAGTTGGAAAAAATTAACTGACGATATAAGTGACTATGGCGAAGCTTTTTCTGAGTTTATTGGATATTTTGAAATTGGAGAAGAAAGAGCTACAAAGTTAGAAAATTCTTTTTCCGGTTTATGGTCATTAGTCGACCTATTAAGGAAGGGCATAAAGCTCCTAATTACAGGTGGTTTAAAAATATTAGGACCATCATTGTCTTTTATATTTGATGTGGTATTAACATTGACATCTGCTATCGGTGTTGCATTAACTAAATTTAATGAATGGACCGAAAAGACAACAGGTCTCAGAGCTATTATCGTGCGACTCTATGAGGCACTGAGTAAAGCCGTAGGTATTGTTAAAGAGTTCTTCATTAGGTTATGGAATTTACCAGCTGTAAAACAGATAAAAGAATCACTTTCAGAATTAGCTTCTTTAGTCGGCGAGAAATTGCTAACATATTTTGAGAAAGCCGTAGATGCTATAAGCGACTTCTTTGATTCGTTTGACTCTGGCGATGGTGACACAATGGATCGTGTTCTTGGTGGTATAAACACCGCTCTCGAAGACATGATAACATTCTCGTCAGATGCAAAAACCAATGTCTCAGATTTAATGTCATGGTTTACTGAAGGAGCATCAAACATACTCGGTTTCAAGACAGAAACCAAAAATGCTAAATATGAAATCGATAAAATGAAACAGTCCGGAGATAAGTTATTAAAGAGCGATTCTGTCGGAAGCTTCATGACAAATGCCTCTAATACAGCATCGCTGATGGGTGTTAGTATTTCAGGTTTAGTAGATTCATTAATTGGAAAATTTAATAAATTAGATGCGTCTAAAGTTGCTCTTATAAGCACTGGCGGCGCAATGTCACTGTTGAGTTTGTCAATGTCATATTTGACATATAATATGGGAGATTTCCTCAAAACTATTACAGCATTCCCTACCGAAATGGTAAATACTGTTAAAAGTATCAGAATGCTTATAAATAGTATGGGAACATACCTACTAAATAAATCTCAAGCAGAAATACTTAAAGCATTTGCTCTGGCTGTGGTAGCTGTTGCTGCTGCGTTCTTTGTATTAGCCAATTATGCTGACAAAGAAGGTCTCGAAACAGTTGCTCAAACTATGGGCATAATGATTGGGCTAATGACACTAATGATGGTTTCTATGGGTCATATGGCTGCAAAATTTGCTAAAGAACCAGCATATTTCAAGACCTTATATGGTTTTGCTGCTTTGCTTATCGGTATGGCCGCAGCTGTATTACTCTTAGCTATAGCTTTACAAGAGTTTGCTAAGATCAAATTTGATAAAGATATTATAGCTCCATGTATAGCATTGGTTACAACAATGGGCCTCTTAATCGGCGTTGCATTCCTTATGAATAAAGTCGGTGGAGAATTTAACAGTGCATCATTCTCGGTTCTTGTCATGGCTAGCTCGTTATTCATCATAGTAAAAGCGTTAAAGAGCTTAGTTACTCTCGATACGACATCGATAATGGATAAGATAATAGCTTTAGAGGCTGTACTAGCAACTCTTGGTGGAATAGCAGCTCTGTTAGGAGCATTTGGTACTACATTTAGCGGTTCATTAGCGATACTAACGCTTATTGGTTCTATATATTTAATTGAATTAACACTCAATTATATTGCTGTAGCCGGAATTAGTATGGACACAATAAAGAAAAACTTTGATAAGTTCACGCCAATACTGGCTGCATTAGGAATTATCGCTGCTTTCTTAGTAGCAGTTGGTCTTACATGCAAAAATACATCAAGCATGGCCGCTACAATAATAGCAACTGCTATTTCTATTTATATTATTGTACAGGCACTTAAACAAGTAGCAGAATTAAGCTCTTGGGAAATAGTAAAGGGCATAGTAACAGTAGGCTTTATTATATTAGCATTGATGAAAGTCCTTAAACTGCTAGTTTCATACAATGCAGTAGCTAAAAGAGCTGGTTCAACATTACTTAGGGTTTCTTTGGCTATAGGCTTGCTAGCAATAGTTCTAGCAGCAGTAAGTACTTTGACTGTTGGTGAAATAGGAAAAGGAATATTGGCTGTTGGTGCTTTAACAGTCTTAATAGCTGGACTTATATTTGTTTCACAATTCGGAAAGCAGATAGATTACAAGACTATTTATGCTGTTGTCGTTGCTATTGGTATATTAGCATTGATAATTGGCATAATGTCTACGTTTGATGACGAAGAACTAATGAATGCTTACGCTGCTGCCGGAATAATGTCATTAGCATTGATATCTTTCGGTATGTCAATGATGCTGGCTGGAAAATATGCTTTAAGACTTAAATTAGGGCCATTGATTGCTATGGTTGTAGCTTTAGGACTTATAGCGAGTGCGTTAGTAGTACTGTCATTAGTCGGCAATATTGGAAAGATGCTAACAACAGCATTAGCTATAAGCGGAATATTACTATCATTAGCATCATCTATGGCTATAATGAGCAAAGCAATGGGTAAGACAAACTTCTTAAAGAAGGGCCGCCTATTGACCATAATTACGATGATCGGAATGCTGGCATTAGTTGCTACAGCTTTATATTATTTAAGTTCTAGATCTAGCGAACAAATCGCTTGGGCTGCACTTGGTATTATTGCTGTAATGGTAACTGTGATGTTCTCTTTCACAGAACTAGTAAAACGAATAAAAGAAATAAACATAACAAAATCAACTATAGCAACATTAGGTATAATGGTTGGAATGATATTTGTTCTTGGCGTAATAATGACCGCTATTATAGCTGTTTCATCTGGAAAATCACTGCCTAATCTAATAGTAGTTGTTGCTGGCTTAATATTATTGATTTATACAATGTCGGTAGCTATCGGTACCACGATCAAATCATTAAATGCCACAAGTATTAACAGTTCAGTATTAGCGGCATTAGCTATAATGGCTGGCGTTATATTTGTTATAGGTGGTGTCTTAACTGCTATTATAGCTGTAACATCAGTAACTAATTCTGGAAGAATAGCAGTAGCTATAGCTGGTCTTTTGGTTGTTTTAGTAGCTGTTGTTGATGTTATGGTATTTATTCAGAATAATTTCGTAGCGTTTAACCCTGCCGTATTAGGCTATGCTCTTGTTGGCATAGCATTACTAGTATCTGTAGCAGCTGCTATGAATCTATTACTTAATGGCAATAATGCTGACTGGAAAAAGATGCTCGCTGCTGCTGGCTCAATGGCTATCGTAATATCGGTGCTGGCCGCAGTAATAGGAGTACTTACTGTCATATCAACCACAACAGGCATTATACCAGCCCTTGTTGTATTAGGTGGCTTGGCTGTTGTGCTATTGTCATTATCAGTAGCGTTCAGAGCATTTGCACGAGTAGCAAAGGCATCGGTAGAGGCTTTAAAGCTTTTATCAGAAATAGATATGTCTGGCATAGATACTGTAAAATTACTGCAACTTGTGGGCATCTTAAATCTTGCTATCATATCTTGTTACTTAGCTGGTCCAGCATTTATATCTTTATCACTAGGTATAGTGTCTTTAGGATTAGCAGTATCTGTATTGGCAACTGGCTTATTGGTACTATCAATTCCATTAATCGCTACAGCAAAAGCATTCCAGAGCCTCATATCGGTTATATCCGATACAAATGGCGATATAGCTTCTAAGATAGCTGCTATTGGCGCAGCATTTGCTGAGAGCATTACAAGCTTTGTCACAACATTGGCTATCAAGGCCCCAGTGATAAAGGCTTCATTGATATTATTAATGGCTACGACGGCTTCAGTAATAACAGAAGGAATTAATAATGTTACCGAGATTGTACTTAATGGAATCGTTAATTTCTTGACAAAACTTGACAATAAACTTCCAGAAATAACAGAAAAAGTTAACAGTATAATCACGACAATACTCAAGAGTATAGCAGATAATGCTGAAACATTTGGATATTACGGAATTTATATTTCAGTAATGTTCTTATATGGAGTTGCAGAAGGATTCAATGAAGTAGCACCATATTTGGGCGAATTGCTGTCTGATATTATCACCGGTTTGATAAAAGTTATTGACTCAGCTTTAGATTCTTTACTTCCTGGAATTGGCGATAAACTGTATGATTTCTATCTTGAACAGGCAGAACTGTTATATGGTTTATTGTCTGAATGGAGTAGTGGTGTTGGTGCTTTGACCGGTGGTGTTGCTGGATTAAATGGAGTTTGGGAATCTGGCTATCAGGCTATTGTTGAAGAACGAGCAGCTAGAGCAGAAGAAAAATCTCAAGATGTCGGTAAGGCAATGGATGAAGGTACTGCTAAAGGTATTGAAGACAATGCTGATAAAGTTGATAAAGCTGCTCAGAAGACAGTCTCAAATGCAACAAACCAGAGTAAAGCCGCATCCGAAGGTGCTAAGACTACAGGTGACAGCTATGGTACAGGTTTGACCGACACAATTAGCGGTTATAAAGACAAAATAAAAGATAAAATAACTGGTGTTGTTAATAATGAAGGTCTTAATATGAACTTCGGAACCGCTGGAATGGATGGAGCTAGTACATATTTAAGTAACTTTGAAAGCGGTGTAAGAGAAGAAAAGATCGACTTAACTGGCATGGACGATAGTATAAAGCAACACTATCTAGATGCTGGTTATGAGTATAGTGAAGATGGTAAATACCTAGTTAAGCAGATTAAAGAAGGTTCTGCACAGGAAGCAGCTAGCTTTGGTGACATCTGGAAAGATAATGCAGATATGTCTCTTATGAATGCCATGGACGATACAAATGAAAACATGGCTGAGAAGGCAACCGAAGGTAAAGACTACTATATCGATGGACTTGTTGATTTTTCAGATGAAGACTTACGAAAAGTAAGAGAAGCTTATGCTCGTATAGGTCATGAAGCACACGAAGCGGTTGTATCACCTGAAGGTTTGGATGAAAATTCACCTTCAAAGAAGGGTAAGAAAGCAGCATTCTATTATGCTGAAAGTCTCATAATAGGCATTCGAGAAAGACAAAGTGCAATCATTAGTGCTTATTCTGACATGGCTGGTAAAGTATGTAGCGAAGCAGCTTCAATGATGGCTTCAATAAGTTCAATAGTTCAGGACGATTCAATCAACTGGACTCCAACGATTACACCGGTAGTAGATGCTTCACAACTTCAAAATGGCAGTCAAATGTTAGAAAATACATTTGGTGACTCAGCTTTGAACATGGCTGCTAGCACATCACTATCGGTAAATAGTTCATCACAGGCAACATTAGCAGCTCAAGTCCAGAGTCTTAGTGAACAGGTTAAGAAACTGGCAGACACAGATTATTCAAAGATACTTGAAGGCGTTAACTTTAATATTGATGCATCAACTAATGTTGATGGTACACCACTTAAGAGAATGGCTTCCAAGTTTACTATACAACAGATCGATGATCAAACTAAAACATACAATATGGCGTTAGGAGGTAGAGCTTAATGGTTGATTGGGCATATAACGATATCGATGTATATTTAAGTCCATCGGACAACATACTAGGCGAAACTAGCGTCAATACGAACTCGTGGGTTCCCCTTTCTACTTATGGGCTCCTTCGCAGTAGGGTGGCTTTAACGCCCTCTACTGTTGAAGGTACATCTATTACAATCCCATGTAGAGATGGTAAAGCTATTTCAACAGATAGCGGCCGAGGCAATGCTAAAATCGAATTCGAGGTTCTAATTGCAGATGAATGGGTACACAGAGCATCGGAAACAACAGCCAACATGACTCTCAGAGAGCGTTATGATATGGTCGCTGCACTGTTGAATAATACTAGAAGAATAGCTTATAAGCAACCAGGACGGTCTGCAAATAGCTATTTCATAGTTTATAAAACAAATTTAACATTTCAGGACGCTGATGAAAAAGTGTTCATAATTAAAGCTCAGATGGAAGTACATCCGTTTGAGTTTTATTTTGTTGGGAATATTCCAACAACTATAGCTGTAAACGCAACTGAGACTTTTACCAATTTCCTTCCTTTATCCGAGTGTGGTCCAACATACTTAGTTGGTAACGGTGCTGGTTCAATTAAGATAAAACTTAATGATTCTGCAACTTGGTTAGAGGTCAAGGTTGCTAAGGCTATTAGTGAGTCTGATACGGCTAATAAAGTAGCAATAGATACTACTAAAAATTTAGTTTATACAATAAAAACTAAAGACAATAGAAATGATTACATTAGCGGAGACCTTAAATTACTAAGGTTTAAACAAGGAGATACGATTTACATACAAAATAAATTAGCTGCCGATTTGGTAGTTTATCCAAGGAATGGTATTGCACGATGATAAGATTATTTAAAGCCGAAGCCTTTAGAGACTTCGAAAATAAACCTAATGCGCCAGAGTTCCTATACAATGGTGATATTTTGTTAGAACCAACGGAGTGTTATTCTGAGGCGACTTTAAATGGAACTTGGCAGCTCACTATGTCACATGGTCACGACCCAGAAGGAAGATATTCTTACATAGAGGAAGATGATGTGATAGTGGTCGATTGTAAGATTGCTAGAGAGCAGACATCTGATGTTCAGGCTTTTCGAGTAATAAAAGTAAGACCACAAACTAATAAGGTAGATGTAACAGCTATCCCAATAGCATGGGAAAGCATTTATGAGACACCTATAGACACATTAAATTTAGCACTAGTCAGTCCGAACGAGTATCTTGATAGAGTTAAAAACGGTTATGTCAATACTAGGAAATATACGATTGATATGCAGTACTCGTCAACTCGTCAGGACAGTCTAGTTATTCAAAACTCAAATTTACAAGAGATATTAAACGGTGATCAGGAAGGTTCATTTAAGACCCTTTACGGTACTGAACTGGTTTATGATAATTACACTTATCATATTTTACCTAATCTCGGGACTGGTAACACACCCGCAGATGCTACGAAGTACAGAATTGAAGAGGGTCTTAATCTTTCTGGTATTGACATGGAAGTATCAACTGAGGATATGGTTACTAGAATCTATCCTACATCTTATGAGGGTTATACTTTAAGAGGTGAACATTCTTATGTCGAGTCTATGGACTCTAAACTTAAAATTCACCCATTTCCATTTGCTAAAAGTATTAACTACGACAATATTAAATTCATTGATATTCCAGAAACAGACAATGGCAATTCTACTGAGACCGAGCCATTAACTGAAACCCAAAAGGCAACAGAAGAGGCAATAGGTGCTATAGCAGCTAAGGTTGAAGAATTGTCTAAAAAGTACCTGCTCAAAGCTAGAAACGGTGATTGGGATTATAGTGGTAAGTATGCAGATATGGACGCTCAGTCAAATAATCCGCATGATCCAGGAGCTCCATATAATCTAGGAAGAGACAGAAAAGCATTACCTTTCGGTTATATTTTTTACTCATACAATGATGCTATGGCGGTCTTAGCAGACGATGTCATACATGCTAACTTTGAGGAGACCTCTCCTTGGGAAGGTGGCTTTACGGACGAAACTATTACTGGAGAGCACAGTGGAAGTCAATCTGGAACTGGATTCGATGGCGATGATATTTGGCAAAATGAAGACGGCACACAAGAATACATGGTAATTACAGATAGTAATGAGAAGACCATGATTCAGGAAGCCATTAAGAGAGGCTTCAAATGGTGTGAAACAACTGATATTGCTGAATGGGATTGGCGTTTTTCTTCAACTTACAGTACAGAATCTCATCCAGACTTCAATTTTCTTAAAGATTACAGATGGATTGAAGACGAGAATGGCTGGTTCTATGGTGATGGAGAAGGTCACTTCATTCAAAACGGTTGGGTTGAAGATGATAAATGCGAGCATTACTGGGTTGGAGAAGATGGATATTGGGACGATCAATACGACGATTTTGAGCCTTGGCAGTGGTGGGCTGAAGGTGAGAAATGGTGGTATGGAAACAAAAATACGGATGGCTCAACTAAAAACTATGCTAAAGAACAGTATATTCAGGATACCGAATCTGGCAACTGGTATTGGTTTAACGGCAGTGGTTGGTATGTAGAGCCAGAGAATAAGAAATGGTGGTATGGAACTAAAGATGGTGCAGATACTATCATGTTCAAATACCACAAAGTTGGAAATCATATTTGGTGGTTTGACACACAAGGTAACATTTCTGACACACTAGCTTATCTTGATAATTACGAATGGCGTACAGACGAAACCGGAAATTACTACGGTGATGGATGCGGTCATTGGTTCTCTAACGCTTGGGTTGAGGACAGTGCTAGTTCTCATCGTTGGGTTAATGAACTTGGCTATGAAGATGAGACTAAGAAAGATACAAACGAGTGGACTTGGCATGGTAGCTGGGAAAATGGCTGGTGGTATGGTAATGATGAGGACGATGAAGAAGACGATAGTTCTAGTAGTTCAGACAGTTCTTCAGATAGCTCTTCAAGTGACAATTCATCAAGCAACAATACATCAGATGATACTAAGACAGTCCTTAGCAGGATTAAGACTATCTGTGACAATGGTGATAACTATACCAAGAGCACATTTATTACAGCTGTAGAAAATGAACTCGAAGCCGTGTCATATTCCAAGTCTAGTTCATTGGGTCAGATTGATACCTGTATTCATTCTGGTTACAACAAAACCTACATGATTAACCAAATAGACGGAATAATCAATGCTAGTGGATATGACTTTGATACTGATGATGAATCTGATGATAATTCAACATCCCCATCAGGTAACACAAACACAACCACCGAAAATGCACATAACTATGTAAAGAACCAGTTCTTATATGTAACTGAGAATAAGACATGGTATTGGTTTGATGAGCAGGGTTATATGACTGCTGCTTGGCTTACTGACGCTGACTGGGAATGGCATCAGGATTCAAAAGGCTGGTACTATGGCGATGACAAAGGTACATATCCGGCTGGTCAATGGATGAAGATAAATAGTAAGTGGTATTTCTTTGATATGTCTGGTTATGCTGATGACTCTACAGATGACTTTGAAGAGAGCAAAACAGACGATGGAAATAGCGCTACATACGATAATAATAGAGAAGGAATTGGAACTGTATCATATAAAGATGATGTAGAGGACGTTGCGTACGATAGAGATAGAGACGGTGTTAAAGCTTGGATACAGAACGACTTTGTTCGAGATTTATACACTTGTGTTATGGAGCAGCATGAGAATTTGCTGACTTTAATGGAAGCTCAGCTCAAAGAAGCAGCTGAAATAGACCTAGAATCCCTCGAAGAACCGGCTGTATCTATAACTATAGATTTCCAGTCTTTGGAAGATCATCCTATGTATGAGCAATTCGAGTTCTTAGGTGATTTGTATCTGGGTGACCATGTGTACTATAAGTCGGATTCGGCTAATGTATATGGCATTCAGAGAGTAACATCTATAAAGAAGGATTGCATAACTGGCAAAATAGCCGAAATAACATTCTCAAATGAGGCTTGGATTAGAAATGGCAATAAACTGATACCTGGATTGTCTAAGACGGTTAATACACCAGGTAAAATCATAACATATGTTCCTCAAGACCCTATTGAAGATGGTTATGGAGGATTCTTAAAGACTGGTTATGGAGTCGATTTGACTACTTTATAGAAAAATTCAAAATGGGAGGTAATTCTAATGCTTATTGGTAATTTACCAGAGGATACCTCGATAAGCAATGATGGGTATGTCATATATTCTGAAGACGGAACCCATCTTTCTAAAATGAAAGTTAAAAACTTAAATGGCGGCGGTGCTGGACTTAAATATTGGAAGGAAACTGAGAATTCTCTTTATAGAGTTCAGCATAATGAGGGACAATGGTTATTTGATGACCACTTCAAGGTCCCTGGCGCTGCCGAAATGATAGTTGGAGCTGTCTATTGGGATTTTAGTGTAGACGGTCCAGATAGAGCATTGTCTGATCCTATTATGGAAGGGCATGTAGACCCTGATACTGGTGAAACATATTACACTGAAGAAGACGGTCCAGAGATAGCCTTTCTTAATGGACGAGTAAAGTACTATTATATTTTTAGACGAATCTCTAATAAAGTTGTTATGGGTGGTACTCTTTGGTATAAGTTCTGGGGCGAGCCATCAGAGTCTAGATTACCGGACGAAGAATATGGAGGAACAACAAGATATCGCTATAATCTTCCGGGTTGGCTGTTGATGTCTACAGATAAGGATACATTAACCTATCAGTTAGTAAAGGTCGATCCATGGAACTATGACCAGATGGGTCAAACGATTCAGGAAAGAATTGACGACGGGTTCTTTAGATATGAGCATATGGCTGACCAGACTATATCAACTATTGCTCCATTAGATACACCAATAACTCATACAGCTACAGGTGCGGCTTTCTATATTAACGGTGTACCTGATCCTGAGATTTATGAACCTTTGATTATTAATGCAAATCCACAGGGTTCGCAAGGTGTTTATTATTACCATAATTTTGCACCAACATATGCTTATGTGCCACCTAGCGGTTTGGATCCTACTGCTTATCCTTATGGTAATGCTTTAAATCTCTATTCGGGACTTTATGACCATTTGGAATCTCTAGATCCATCAAAATCGTCTTGGCCGGTTCAATCGTATGAAGATAATTGGACTAGTTGGGTGTTCCATTATTGTGAAGACCCTATAGGTTCTAATCATATGGATTACGAGCGCCTTTCCTCTGTAAGAGTTGCTGCGTATGATTTAAAAATACAAGATAGATTTAGTCCGGTTGGTGTTGGATTTCCAGAAAATATTAAAGGTCCTTATTTGGCATATTTTGGAGCTGTTTATAACCATAGTGGATATTCTTATAGTAACGATCCTGGTAAGACAGCAGTAGAGTACCCATTCCATGATGGTAACATCTTATACCCTCAAGGATATTTTACAGGAGTATCTACAGGCTTTGACGCCGATGCCAAAGGAAAAGTGTTTTACTCAGGTCCTACTAACGATGAATACGATACACCTCAGGTTGATCAAGCTAATTACTTCGTAGATATTGGCGGAAACATATTTGGTGAGTCATTATCCGTTAATGGTGCAATAATGAGTGATGATACACCTGTTATTGGTAATGTAACACCCGTTTTAACGGAAGGAACAGAAATAGCAAGATTATATCCTACTGGTAGTTCAACGCCAGTATCGCTTTATGCACCATCTGGTGGCGGTGGTGGAGGCGGAAATATTACTAGAACTATATTATTTGCCAATACTAAGTCAAATTATGCTAGACAGGTATCAGAGATTACCTTAAACGACTATGCTGGTAACTACGATGTCTTAACAGTATTACTCGGCGATAATTATTCGAATAACGGTCCATATACATACTTCAATATTTTTATAAAAGATTATCTCGGCGAGAGTCTTATATTTACTGGCAATAACGGCAAATCGGTAAAGTTCTCATTTGTCAATTATGTTACTTCATACACATTAGTGCTGTCTTATGATGGCGCCGCTTGGATTAGACGAATAAGTGGCATAAAATTCAGTTAAAAGGAGTATCAAATGTATAAACTATTATGTGTAGATGATAATGGTAATCCATGTCATGTTGATTTAGAGGAGCTGATAGCAACTATTCTAAAGAAAGTTCCTACACAGTTCACTACAGTCAATACGGACGAATGGACTGGTACTCCTGATTTATATTTTAGAGAAGCTGTTGAGATTCCGACGAATCTAGGTATCTATAAGAAATCAAATGATATACCGGCTTTAGTTGGGTTTGCAATGTTTCATAACCCTGCTACAGTCGGTAAAATTATATTTGTATCCAAAGATATGAGAGGTGTTGCATATGTCTCGCCAGACGGTGCTGAACACCTTGAGTGCAAGGAATATGATGGCTGGTTCTACAGTATTATAGAGGAGAGTGTGCATCTGAGAGGTAATTCTCCAGTGCGACAGTACAGCAATTATTTATTTGGCTGCGAGGAAGGGGCGGTTAAGGAGCTCATAAAAGTAGCTAAAGTAGGACCAGCTAATTATATTTCTGAAATAAACGAAACAGGAGACCGTCTTATTACCTTTGGAAAACTGGGTAATAGTGACGGTTCTATTATATTCGGTACGGACGGTACCATAACATGCAAAAAACTTATTGAGACAGGAGGTAAAGACTAATGTCTAATGAATTTGAACAGCCAGTAGAGCCTATGAGCCGTACTGAAGACCTTCTTAGAACTGGAACAGAAGAACCAGTAATTGCCATGAGTAGAATTGAGAAAATTCTCCGTGGTGAAAAAATTAAACCTCAGTCTAGAATTGAGGACTTACTTTTGAAATACAATCCTAGTGATATTTTAATAGAAAAAAGTATAACAGAGAACGGAACATATTATGCTAGAATTGACAACGCTGATGGATATTATAAGGTTGTTGTCGATACGCCTGTAGCTCCAACACCTCATCTAGCGGCAAGAACTATACAGAATAATGGCCTTTTTAGAAGTGATGTAGATGGACTTGATGGTTACAGTAATGTTGTAGTTAATGTGGCGGATAAGACGCCTAATTATGAGCAGTTAACCGTAACTCAAAACGGAGTATATACACCATCATCTAGTAGCATTATAGTATTTGGGCTTGCTGATGGTATACCAGAGGAAGTTGAAACAGAAGTTCCTGCTTCGGGTTCTGTTACTCGTAAAGATAATTTGACAGTTAAATGTTACGACAAAACTTCTCAAGTAGGTGTAACAGCAACTATAAATACCAGCTCAATTGCTAATAGAGCGACAACACAGAGTCTTAGAGAGAAGACATTGATAATTTGTGAGGATGCTGACCATTATGTATATCTAACAAAGACAAATAATTCATTATGGGTTATTCAGAAAGGTTATACATTTGACGGTCATTCTTTTGAATTGGAAGACAACGCTTCAGCATTTAATATGGTTAATGTCAATCTTCCAGATGGAACCAATACAGAATATTAGGAGGTGGTTTGAATGGGATTAAAACTTTATGATGAAACTTCGGTTCAGGCCATTGCCGATGCAATAAGAGCTAAAAATGGTTCAAGTGATACTTATACTATTTCTGAAATGAGCACTGCTATTGAGAATATTCCTAGTGGTGGAGGTGGTGGAACTCATACAGAAACTAAAACATTAACATTTTTAAATAGCGAAACACCATTTAATGTTGGCGATGATTTCTTATCTGGCTATGGTGTATATCCTCAAGATAGTTCATATGCTTTGGCTATAGCTGTATCAGATGGAGTAGGTTTCGCTGCTCGTTTGCATAACGGTGTTGTCGATGGGTATTCTGCGTCTTGTACATATTCAAATGGTGTATTCACATTTGACGCTGCATTTGTTCTGAATTATATGGGAAGTTCAGTATATTCATTAAACTGTTTATTCAATGACGGTGAGCAAACCACTATTGTTAATGGCGAAATATTAACAGATAATAGTTTTACAGATGGTTTCCAATTATTTGCAGAAGGTAGTATGTCAAATACAACAACCGCCGGAGGAAAAGTCAATATTACTTGGAATGGCGGAACATCAATCGGGTATTGCCGATGCGGTAAAACTGCATATAGAAATGCAAAGAAAGTTAAAGTGCATATAGATTACTATGGCGATTCTTATGGTCATCAGCATACTAATAATAGAAATTGGAATTTCGCAGTGTTTGTTACCGATATACAATTAACAGGTGCCATATCCCTTACTAATTTAATAAACGATTCACATTGCCTGGATTATATAGAATGCGATAATAATCAGTATTATGGACAGATGAATCTTGATTTTGAGATTGACCTTTCTGAAATCACAGATGCTGTCTATATTTCATTCCAGTCGCCTGGTGTAACAATACAAGGTCTTAAAATAACTGTGGTGTATGAAGATGAAAGCAACTTATACAAATACCACTGGTCTCAGGATGGCAAGATTTGTGTTAGAGAAGAAGTCGGAGCTATTAAGTGGTTCTTCATGGGATTAACTAAGGATAGCGCTGATATAGAAGTTCCAATCGAGTTAGTGTCATATTTACCGGACTTTGAAACGCCTGGACAGTATATGAGCGCTATAGCCTTTACTGACCCTGAAGGCGCTTGGGACGGCTCTCATTATATTGGATTTGTTTATCCAGGAACAGCTAATGTTAAAATAAGATCTTGGTACTCATCAAATTTAGGTGGCGGTACATTCTGGGGAGTTCTTAATATTACACATTATCCATTTGCTAATCAGCGGAATGATTATTTTGATCCTACAGATGTTGAACCTATTGATATTATTTTAGATGAGAAGACCATAACTACACCAGGGGTCTATTATGCTAGTGATGATAATGTGGATGGCTATAATGTTGTTAAGACAGTAGCCGATATAGCACATGGGTATAATGCGTATTTACAGCTATCAGGTTTAGGAACGTTAAAAGTAGAATATAACATGCGTTGTGAAATTACTGACGGCGTTGGCTTGACAATATATAAATCCGGGTCTGGATCTTCTATTGGCTTTAGTTTCTGGTCGAGCAATTATATAATAAATAATTTTAATAAAATAAAGTATCATTTTACAACCAATGGATATAACAATAGCGAAAGAGATGATCAAGCTATTATTATTGGCGTGTCTAATAAAAATTTTGGTAATGCTCTGATAAATAACGGTTCAATCGATTCAAACATTGTACGGTATAACATTTATAGAACTGCCGACTATGCACACGCTGAAGTAAATGGTGAGTTAGATATTTCAGATTTAGATGTTAAGTATTTAGTTATTACAGCTCATGGTTGGAACATGACTTTAGATGCTTTAACTTTCGAATAAAAAGAAACTTCTGTTATACTTCATTTTTATACCTCTCTTTTCTAAAGAGCAATGCGCCTCTATTCTCTATCGCAGGGAGTAGGGGCGTGTTGTATTAATTACATGGGTTATATTTTTTCTGCAGTTATTACATGGCTAGTAATGAAGTAGTTTATTGATATTTTTAATTACTAGGAGGTAGAAAAATGAAAGGTAAGGAATTTAGAAAAGAAATCAAGAGGTTGTTTAAGAAGTACGAATTGGATGATAAGGAAATTAGTATCATTGGAACAATGATGTTATCATTCTTCGCAACTGATGAAAGCTTAGACGAAATGTTAAGCAAAGTTGGTGACGAGGAATATGGTAAGAGACTTGAACTGATAGACAATTTCCATAAACAGAAAAGATGGAGACTTAGACACGATATTGAAACTAAAAAGATTTACTTTGAACTTGTAGATAGTAAGAAAGATAGACTAGACTAAACAAGTTTACCCTGTGTAGTAATTACACGGGGTATTCTTTTTTGCAACGATAACATGGCTAGTAATGAAGCAGATTGACTATATTTTTATATATTTTACGGAGGTAGAAAAATGAAATGTTATGTTATTGAGTGTAGACCTTATATAGTCGAAACTGACGGAAATAAGGCAGAATCTTCAATGCCAACTAATAGTATGGCATTTGAAAGTTTCGATGATTTAATGGAGCACTATAATAGGTATTCATTATTAACCTATATAGAACCAGAAGATCTAGAAGCTGTTAAAAATGCCGACTTAGAGTCGGGTGATGAAGTGAAGCTATTTGACATTAGTTTTGAAAATATGGACGGATCAGAAACAATAATAGATTACATTATCTGTATTAAAGATATAGATTTATAATCTAAAAAGTAAGTGCTATGGAAACATGGCACTTTCTTTTTCTTCTGCATAAAAAACATATATATTAATAGAATAGAAATAGGTCTATTCATGATTATGTAAAAAATGAAAAAGGAGAATTATTATGAAGAAGAGAGATAAATATTTTATGGTAATTTTATTAAGCGTTGTTTTTACAGCGTCATGGTTTGAAACTATTTGTGATTTTAAAGACGAGTTAATCAAGGAGCACGTAACAGTGACGACAATTAATGATGACGGAAGTGAAGAGATTCATAACTATGTTATTGAAGATGGACACTATGTTAGCATTGATGAGTAGTCATTGCGACGAGAACTTTGGTTCTCGTTTTTCTTTTATTACATACCTTATTTTTTCTGCAAAATTTACATATTTAATAATAGAAAATATTAACATTTATTCGCAAAAGCGAGAAAGGAATAAAATTATGAAGAAGATAATGATAAGAGTTTTAGTAGCAATTTTATTAGTATTTAGTATTTTAGGAATAGGATGTTATGTAGATTCTAAAAAAGAATCGAAGGAACTTAAAGTAACTGATAGTTATAGTTATGTAACTGAAGACGGCGGTTTAGTCGTTGGAGGGTATGTTAGCTTTGACGAATAGTTATGATAAGAGAACTTCGGTTCTCTTTTTTCTATAAAAAAGTTCTGCAAAATTTACATATGTAATAATAGAAAATATTAATAATTTTATAGTCCTACATGGACGGAAAGGATAATAGGTGACTATTATGTTAATTAATGTGTATGTAATGATTTTAGGAATTATGATGATTTTTGGAAACAATAATGTTGAAAGCAGAACTGGAGAAATTCAGACAACTAGCTACGATATTGAGGGTGCTAGATTTGTAGACGAACCAGAATTAGTTTTCAAGACTACTCTAAAAAATGGTAGAGTTATTGAACTATATAATGGCGATGTTGAAGAGTTGTATTTATGGGATGGTTTTAAACATCCATTAAAGGCAACATACTTTGATACGACAGTTATATATATCGATGGACACTATTATGAATTGGAGAATCTAGAGACTGATCCTGATGCGGATGAGATCTATGCAGCACTTAATCATTGGAGATAGGTGTTTGGAGAACTTCGGTTCTCCTTTTTGCGAGTATTACAGGTATTATATTTTTTCTGCAATAATTACATCCTTAATAATGATAAACGTAAACGAGTATCTTAATAAGGAGGATATGAAAATGACAAAAAGAGGATATAGAAGACTGAGGGTTATTTGGACCCAAGACAAGTTAGAGGTATTTGAATTTATAAAGGATAGATACAGCGATAAAAAACGCGGGTATACTATCAAAATTATAGATGATAAGAACCGTTCTAGCATCTTGTGGCTTAAAGAAACCAAGATGTCCGAGATAAAGTTGATTTGTCGTAATTGTGGAATCACATTACGAGATGAGTTTACTTTGTTGTAAAGGAAGTTAGAGCTTATGGAAACATAGGCTCTTCTTTTTTAGTTTACATAATGCAATAATAACATGCCTCATAATGAAAAGGAGGTGCAATATGGAAAGTAAAATTATATTGTTACTATTCTGCTTGGCAATTTTTGCCGTTTGGGCAGCGTTAATAGCGCTAGAAGAATGGTGGAACGGGCCATTTGCAGACTGGTGGGACAAGAAAGTCCGTGAGCACAAAAATAAAAAGGGCTGAAACATGCCCTTTCATATTTTGCAATAAATACATCGCTATTAATAGAAACTTTAGAAAGGAGAAGAAAATATGGGCGATTGTGTTAAACAAATTTGTAAGTTTTTAGGCTTGATTTTTATGACAGGCGTATGCACTTATGGAGCAGTAGAATCGATTAGCCAGATTTTTGAACTTACTGATGAGTAGAATTAAGAGCGTTATGGAAACATAGCGCTCTAATTTTTTATATATTTAGGAGGTAAAGAAATGGGAAGGACTGACAAAGAGATAAGTAAAAAGAGATGGTATTATATTCCTGGCGAACGACAGATGGAGTTAGAGCACTTCTGCAGGCAGTATGACGATTGGGTGGATGCCTGCTATATTGCCATTCCACACACAGAACTGAAAGAGGTAAGAAGTACAGACAAAGCCGATCCAACATATTGGGAGGCTAATAGACAATTAGTCTTAAGGAACAGAATAGAAATTGTCAATAAGGCCGTAGAAGTAGCGGTTAATGATTTTGAATTCTCTACCGATTATGAAAAAATTCAAACAAAAGCGTTTCTTTTATTGAACATCACAAGAGGATATTCTTGGACCGAGAATGCTCCAGGAGTGTGTGCAAGGACTAAGTTCTACAAACTCCGGAGACGATTCTTCTGGTGGCTCGATAAGTTTCGCGATTAAATCTCTGCAAAAATTACACGCCCCATAATGATGTAGTAGTTAAATATTTTTAATTTTATGGAGGTAGAAAAAATGGAAAATAAGATTTTGGTAGCAGTAGGTATGATGTGTGGAACTGTATTAGCATGTTTTGCAATGTATAGTGCAATGATTGCTAAACTGATTAAACCATCAAACAGATTAATAGCAAAGTCTGAAAAGCTGTTTGATCTGTACTTGAAAGAGACAGAAGATAATTTTGACGACTAGATTAGAGCATAAGGCTTGTGGAAACACAGGCCTTTAGCTTTTTTATATTTTGCATTAATAACACTTCCTATAGTGAAAGACTTAAGGAAGGAGGTGCAAGACAATGGTGTATATTTTAGCAATAGTATGCGTATTTGCGATTGTTTGCATCGCGGCAAAAGATAAGTAAATGAGGTAAAGCGTTATGGAAACATAGCGCTTTATTCTTTTAATTATATTTTTAAGGAGGATTTAAAAATGAGAAAAGGAAAAGCACAGACTCTTAAAGAGATGCTGGAGAAATCAGGAGTACAGAAGTCAGCAATTTATGAACTTAGAAATAAGTACTACACATTCGAACCAACTCCTAGATCGGTTAGACAGACCTATATTGGGTTCTGTTCTAATTTGATTACTAATATGACGGCTAATGGAGCGACAGCAGAGGAATTAGAGAAGGCTATACTCTTTAGTGTTGTTGTTTTAGACGCTGATAAGTACAGACTGAACATACTTACAGCCAAAGACGATCTAGGTATTCAGGCGCTACATGAAAAGTATAAGTAGGAGGAACGCATGTATAAAGTAGAAAAAATGGGCAGTAAGTACGGTTGTGACGAAAGCTGGAAACATACTCTCAGGGATGATATCACTGGGGAAATAAAGCCGATGCTAGTTAAAATACGACTCGTTAAGGACGCTGATATTATTGAACTACACAATGTCACATCAATAATTATTAGCGTTGACGATGAGGTCGGTTGGACCACTTACACTTATATTTCTGAAATAGATCAACGGATCAAGACTTTTAGAGCCGTTGATTATGAATGGTGGACTATAACAGAGGATTGCAATAATAACATCCTTAATAGTGATGGAGACATCAAATAATTATTCTATGGAGGTAAATAAAAATGGACGAAGAGAAAATTAACGAAACTGAGGAAATTTCGGTTGAGCAATTCTTGAGTGATAGAATTGTGTCATCTGAGAATGCAGAGGATGCTGAGAAATATTCAAAGGCACTTGCTGCAGTACGTAAAGTATGTGACGAGAATGAGGCAGAATATCGTCGCTTAGAGATTGAGGCTGATAAAGTTGAAAACGAAGCCAAAGAATCTAAACGAAAGACATTCTGGCAGTTCGCAGGAACATTACTTGCGGCTGTGATTGGTGCCGTGGGTGTTGTCAGCGCTCAGGCAGTCAAAGGTGAATATGATTCTAGATATCAGGATGAAGGCTATGAACATGAAAAAACAGAGTCGGTGATTTGGAATCGTAACAAGCACCGTAGATAATGATGTAACAGGCAAGGCGTTATGGAAACATAGCGCCTTATATTTTTCTTATAAGGAGGTAAATAAAATGGATGATTTAAATGATTACACAGAAGAAGATATTTTACAAGCAGTAGCACTTCACTTAATGATAGTATCAAAAACGGAAACAGACATACAGTTACAAGAAAATGCCAAGAACGAGCCTTATATTAAATATTATTTAAACAAGATGAAAGTGCTTTTCGAAGTCATGCAGGATGACTATAAAAAATTAATAGAAGCAAAAAATGAAAATAATGAAACTTTGAAGTTTGTAATGGGCGATGATGGACTTACGGAGGTATAGTATGACGCCAAAAATGCTATTTAATGTCTTCTATGATAGCTTCCCAGAATTAAGAGACAGAGTTTATGCTTATCAAGAAGATAAATCAAAGAAGAACACAATTAAAATTATATTTAAGAAAGACGACCCGATGTACAAGTCAGGTCGTTTTTCTATTGAATATTGTAAGCACATATTAGAATTGGAGGGAAAGTAAAATGAATGTATTAATAAAATTTAAGAAAATCAATATGACATGTATCAAGGAAATTATGCGCGAGAAGTTTATATATGATTTAAATAAATTCGAAGAAGATAGAGGGAGGGATAATTTTCTTTTCAGTGCTCAAGAATTTTTATACAGAGCGAATACTGATTGTTTTGGAGGTCTAGATTTAGAAGAAGTGGTTCAAAAAATAGCTGGTGAAATTTGGAAGGATTATGACTTCGTTAGGAATGTAGAACTTAGTTGGGAAGGCATGATTGATAGATTCACAATGGAAATACAGGGTGAAGCCGACCGTTTCTATGGGGGTTGGAATTTAGCATTCGACCCAGATCCTTTAAGAAGATATTTTGAAAATGATAGACAGGTAGTACTCGATGTATATAAAAGAGATACTAATCACCTTCGTATTCCTAAGAATTTCGATGTCTACTCTGGATATTCTAGAGATGGAAGACTAAGGACAGTTGTACATTGGAAGGATGGAGTTAAAACAGATGTATACCTCAAGTCGGATGACTTCGATGATATTTATCTGGCAGTGGCTTACTGCTATGTCAAAAGAAAATTTGGCACTGTAAGCCACTTTAAGAGAATCGTCGAGCGTAACACTAAGCAGGTTACTACAAATGTAAAGAGATTCATCTACGGTGGAGATAGTACTCTGCTAATGACCGCTGTCAATATATACAATATCTACGATCAGGTTGCCCTGTATTTGGCTATTAGCTATCTCGGCGATACCGATCGGTGGATGACAAAAGAAGATTTAAAGAGATTGGAGGATAGTGTACATGAGTGATATTAAAAGTCCAAGACTAGCAATCTTTGTAAATGGGCTAAACCTTAAGAACGAAGCTAAACATGTATGGTATGGAATGTATGGTCAGTATGAAGTAGTACATCCTGATAGAACAGCCATCGATGTAAAAATTGGAAAAAATACAATGCTTACAGGCGATTTAGCTACCGGGGATGAATTAAACTTTGTAGATCTCGATCAGATAGAAAGTACCGCTAGAATGGAAGGTTATGATGAAGGATTCATAGCCGGCTACGAAAAAGCACAAGAAGAATTCAAGAAAAAAGCAGAAGAGATATTTTTCGGAAAGGATAGAAAATGAAAACATTAATAGCAGTAGTAGCCTTGTCATTGATATTTAATAGCTACTACCCAGAGTATCACCCGAACCCCCCGCAGCCTGAAAGACCACATTTAACAGCCAGTGCTGGGGTATTTGACGGTCCAAGTGGAAGGGAGACATATTACAACCTTCCAATGGGTCGGTGCATAAGTATCATGAGAGACATGGGGTATTCCGTAGAGGAGTACCCTTTTTATATTCGTGAGGATGGTGCGAAGTGCTTAGGCAATTATGTGATGTGCGCTGCGAACTTAAGTACGAGACCTAAAGGCACGATTATAGAAACTTCGTTAGGAATGGCTATTGTGGTAGACACAGGAGATTTCGTATACAGCTATCCGGACGGTGTGGACTTATGTACGGATTGGTAAGGAGGATTTGATAATGGTTAGTAATGTAAACATTCTAAATCCAACAGTAAAAGACATTATAGATTCCATGTCTAATGAAGAAAAGAAAATAATGTATGAAATTGTTGGCGCAGTTATAGGCGATGGAAAATTATTATATTCCACTTTGAACAAATTTTATAGGTTAGATTTGCCAAAACAAACGGTAATATTATATTTGATAAGCCAAGCTAATTGCTAATTAAACAATGCAACGATAACATGCCTCATAATGAAAAGGAGGTACTAAAAATGAATAAAGACAAAGAGTTATTAATTAAAGCATATGAAGATTACGAGAAATCTGGGCGAGATTTTGAATATTGGATGTTCGATAGAACAGCAAACTTAGCGGAAGCAACAATTTTTTGTAAGTACAATTGTGATACTTATACGGAATTATTGTTACTCGTTAATGCTGAAGATTGGGATATTCTGAAGACGATTTCGCATTTAAGAACTCTTGTAAAATTTTCAGATCGTCTAACGATAAGAAAAGATGTTGAAAAATCATTTTACAAGTACAAAGAAAAAGTAGAAAAATAGCATTAAAGGCTGGTGATAAAACACTGGCCTTTATATTTTTAGGAGGTGTTATATTTGGACGAACCTATTTACATTAGCACGGCTGACGCATTTACGCTGTTTCCTGACAGCATTATGAAAGAGCATGCGCATAAATTTTTAGATAGTTTTTTAAAAGAAAGAGAGGATAAATATATGGATAGTTTACAGTATACAGATGTATTGGGTAATAGGCACACACTCACAGCGGGTACAAATGATATTAAAAAGTTTGCATTTAACTACGACTTTCATAGGGAAAGTGAAAGTGAATTTCGTTCAAGATCTAATTTTATAGCAAATATATTTGACGCAGATGTAGAGTTTAGAACAGATATTTCATGCTGGGGTCCTTGTTTAACGGCATATTTTAGATTTGCACGTAAATTCGGAGAGAGCGAAGAACAGTTTGATAATCGAGTATATTTAGCACAGAGAGCTATTCACACATATTGGCCAGAGCATGAATCTAGTGATCTCGGTGTCAAGAAGAACTCTGGTAGATATACTTGGAAAGGTTGGGAAGCAGACTTTGATATTTACCAGGGTATTAATCATGAGACTGGAAAATTGCAAACTATTGTTAAGTGGAATGACGGAGAGAAAACAATCGTCAATTGCTGTAAGTACGAATTGCCACTTATATATCCTGTAGCTTATGCATACTGCATTCGTAGATTTGGTAGCAATAGTGCATTTAAGAAATCAGTTAAAACAACTAAAATTGGCGATTATATTTATGGTTCATTGTTTTCATGTGATAGAAAATTCACTGCATCAGTCCAAACTAAGAGTAGGAAGATTGATATTTATGATGAAATGGCTGTAATAATCGCTGCTGAGAAATATGGAGGTATTCTTCTGTTTGAAGATTTATGCAAAGGTAACTTCCATAAAAGTAAGGAGGGATGATGAATAATGGCTACTTTTATCGAATTACATTTAATGGATGGTAGTAATGAAACAATATTGATAAATATAGACAGGGTTAAAAGTATTTATAGTTATAAAGGGATAACACATGTCTATGTTGGCGAAGTTGAATATAAAGTAAAAGAAAGTTATGAAGATATACGCCGCAATATTATTGGAGGTGTACGCCGATGAATGCTGATTTATTTAATCAATATAGTCTAGAGGACAAGATATCCTATGTAGAACAAACTATAAGTAAGATGAATTTTCCAGATTTTGTAAGTAAGCCATTTATATTTGAAGCTTTCAATATTTTAGAAGAGATTAATGGGCAGCTTGGTAAATTGGGTGACATAAGAAACAGCGAACCACAAAATGAAAAAGAAATATTAACAGCAGATGAAAGAGCAGATGTACTTAATGCAGTGAATGATACACTTGAAAAGTTTGGACTTGAAGTTTGTGGTTATGAGGATGATGGAACTTTCTTTAACATACAAACATGGAGGAGGTAGGCAATGAAAGAAATAAGCAAAAAAGAACTCCATGATATTCTAAAAGCTCATCCAGAAGGTGGCGTTGTTTTTGTACCACCAGATGACCAGATGGTACATATTTCTTATAAGTCAGACTTTGGGGCAACCTGCTTAGAGATTGATGAGTATGGTGAACCATATTGTTACGATTGGTCTATTCATGAGTATAAAGATGATGAGCTCTTTAAACTATATGAGGAAAAAGATATTTTTGAGCTGATTAAGGTGCTTATATTTTCCTTGAATAAGGATCGTGAATATAGATCAGCTCTACAAAAATTAAGGAGGGTTATGAATAATGATGGAAATAATTGAGGTTTTAATAAAAGGGGAGTGATAACAATGACTAAAATGACTAAAGAAGAAATCATAAATAAATTAGATGATCTAAAGGTATATTACACTGATGAAAGTGAAATATATGTAGGATTTGATGACGACGATATTGAAGCGATTGATTTTGTTATTAACTTATTAAAGAAAGAACCTAATGACGATTGTATAAGTAGAACTGAAACACTAAACAAGATGAATGAACTTGTTGCAAAGTATATCCCGATAATGCCTGTTGGTTGGACACTTCCGTTAAACATCTCAAAAATGATAATCGATATGCCACCCGTAGAGCCAAAGGGAGTGACAATTACAGATTTTGCTGATCGATGCAGGGAGTGTGGCAAGATAAAATCATCTATAGCCCAAGATTGGATTCCTGCATCAGAGAGGTTGCCAGAAATTCATCAAGATGTACTTTTGTCTTTGAAAGGTTATGAAGTCGGAGAGGGGTTCAGAGTGGAAGAAAACCAAGTAGACCAGTATTTCTATTGTCACGGTGTTTATATTAGGTCTCAAGATGTTCTTGCTTGGATGCCGAAACCAGAGCCTTATAAAGGAGAAAGCGAGGGTGATGAATAATGGCAACATTTATCGAATTACATTTATTAGATGATGACGAAAAAATAATTATAAATATGGATAGAATTAAAAGTGTTTATCGATGGAAAGGGATAACATATGTTTATATTGGCGAAACTGCTTATAAAGTAAAAGAAAGTTATGAAGATATGCGCCGCATTATTTTTTCATGAGGAGGTAAATAAATGGGATATAGTTTAGAAGCAGCAATAGTTCATTGTCTTGAAGTAGCAGAGGAACAAGAAGATTTTGACGAGTTTCAATGTGAATACCGCAAACTAGGATATGAGGACGGTGTATGGAAGCGTACTTGCAGACTTCCATCAAATATTCCTGAAGGATGCTCATGGGGAGAATGTTCAGAATCAAATTGCCCTTTGTTTGCAGTATGCCTTGAATGTGCATCCGAACACAGACAGCTTGCGGAATGGCTGAAGAAGTTGAAGGCATATGAGAAAGCATATACAGAAATAGACAGCAAGATAGAGAATGATTACATAGGGAATAATGAATATACAATGGCTGTATCTAATGGATATCTAAATGCAATAAATATTATTGATAGATGTATTGAGGAGGTAAATGCTGATGAAAATGGAATTTGATGTGTCTAAGTTAGTTAATGAAATAATAATGCAAGTAGAAGAAAACGAAGAAGATTTTATCTTTGAAACTATTCGTCCATATTGCGAAAATATTTTACAAATAAAGGTCAACAAAGAAAAACTTAAACAAATTCTTTTAAATAGTATGAAAAAAACACCATCCAATTGGATTCCAGTATCAGAGAGGCTTCCGGAAAAATACAAAGAAGTTATCGTTACAGATATAGAAACGGTTGACACATATGAATCATATTATATCGGGGATGGGTATTGGGAATGCGATAACGGGGCGTTTAAGAATAGAATCATAGCATGGATGCCTAAGCCAGAACCGTATGAAGAAAGCGAGGATAAAAATGAGTAATTTTATACGAACAAGCATATCACCCTATGCCTATGGAATGCTTTATGTAAGTAAAGAAGATCTTGCCCATTTACTTTGTGGAGGGGTTATAACTTGCACACAATATGAATGGGATGGTAATGAACACGAGGTAAGTATTGCTTTAGAAGAGGAAGGCGATGATAAGGAATGATAAATAGATGTGAAAAGTGCGGAAAAGATGCAGGGATTGTAAAAACATCAGTTTTAAATAATTATCCAATACGAGGTTTTTCGCATGATACAAAAAAGGTTGTTTGCAAAGAATGTTATAAAAAATTTTGCAAATATATGTCTAAAAGCTATGATAAGTTTTTCAAGAAAGAGGGTGAAAAAGAATGTGGAAAGCAGTATTAGCCATATGGGGCTCAACAGCAATGGCGATAGGAATAGCACTATATTACACACATGATATGCGGTGTTTATGGTTTTTACTTATTCCTATGTGTATGAGTTTTCATAGTGATAACAATACAGATAATGGAGGTGATGGCAAATGACTAGAGATTTTAGTGGTAAAGCGAAATATTGCCCTATGTGTGGAAGCAAACGAATATACGGAGATTTTAAAGAATTATTTGGTGCCATTTATGAGCTTCAATTATCTTGTGCTGATTGCGGTTTAAACGGTTATAAAAGCTTTTATAAAAGTACACCTATAGACGATGGGTGGAATATTATTATTGACTATTGGAACTCTAGATATAAGGAGGACGAGAAATGAAAAAACCCGACATATTATATTTATGCGATAGAAAGGAGAAGTGCTCATCCAGTTATTATTGTAAAACTTTGGAATGTATGCACACCACGGATCCAAATCATGCGTTAAACGGTCCATGCGAAAATCCAGAAAAAAGCGACAGATTTGACAGATGGCCTGATGGCAGTTATGTAGAAGATTTTTTAGATGAGTATAAGAAACTTAAGGAGGGATAATGAATGGCACAAATAATTACAGCACCAAGTATTGAAACACCAAAATTTATATCAGTATTTCTTGCAGGAGGAATAACAAATTGTAAGGAATGGCAGAAAGCAGTGATTGAAGAACTAACTTTTGAAGATATTTCATTCTTAAATCCACGACAGGAACATTTTGACGTATCTGATAAAAATGCTTCATATAAGCAGATATTATGGGAGTTTGAGCGTTTAGAAAAGATGGATATTTTTAGTATGTATTACTGCAACGATAACTCAGATCAACCTATTTGTATGTATGAGTTAGGGAGAAATATAGTTCGTATGCAGAACAGATTCCCTAGTGATTGGGAGAAGCGCATAGTAATAAGTGTTGAAGACGGTTATAGGAGACAAGCTGATGTACTAATTCAGACAGGATTAGCCACACAAAATAAAGTTTTCGTGGATACGAATGCATCTCCATATTTGCATGCTCAGTATATTAAACGAGCCATTAAGAGTATTAAGTAAGAAAAAGGAAAAGGAGGATACGAAAAATGACTGACATGGTAAATCATCCACCACACTACGAAGGGCGAATAGAATCTATAGATGCGATGGAGGAAGTAGTAGGTAAATCCGGAGTTTTTGACTTCTGTATTTGTAATGCGTTTAAGTATATTTGGCGTTGCAAGAAGAAGCATAGCTCACCTATAGAAGACCTAAAAAAGGCAGTGTGGTACCTTAATCATGCTATTGATATTTATGAAGAAAACAAGGAGGACAAATAAATGAGCGAATGTAAAGAAGTATATTTCGATAAATACTGCTACCACTGTAAACACTGGAAAGTAGACGAGAACGGAGAGCCATGTGATGAATGTCTGGCTAACCCATCTAATGAAGACAGTCATAAACCAGTGTTCTTTAAAGAAGCGGGGGTGGATGACTAATGTTATATTTTGTAATGGGGTTCTTATTCGCAGTTGTCATTGTTATTATGGCAATAGTTATAGCTAATGATGCTACATGCAGTAAGAACGACTGCGACGACAAGTTTCAAGTTTATTACTCTAAAGGTGAAGGGATGAACTCTCGTCTTTGGAATAATGAGTATAAGAAGATAATCCGTGGGCCTATGGCGGATGATATTTATAAGTGGCTTACGGGTAATGCAACGAAGGAGGAAGATGAATAATGATATTAATGCGGGATTCAAATGGCAATATAGAATTTTATCGTACCGATACCGCAACAGATAAAGCAATTAAACTCACCCTTGAGCAACTGGGTATTCACAGCCATGCGGTAACTGGAAGCGATAAATACGAAATTGAAGACTGTATCGCTGATATTAATGCACATGCCATTAAAAAAGAAGAACAAGCAAAAGTACCGCCATTACCTTATAAAATTGATGATGTCATTAAAATTGGTGGTACTGATTATGAAATATGGGATATCAGTTCCGAGCCATATGAGAAATTTGATGACGGTAGTTGGCACTATACCTTGACCTTACATCTAGTTGGTGGCAGTAAATTTGATTTGATGTTTGTTAATGACGCACAAATAGATTTGAAGGAGGACGATGAGTAATGGATGAGCTTGACGAGTTAATTGAAGAGTTTAAATGGCAGGCATCGTGTGAAAAAGAGCTGGCTAACCATGCTTTTGCTAATGACTCATACGCCGATGGTGAGCAATACGAGCGTAACATGAATAAATACAATCGTGTCGCTGCGCTTCTAGAGGAGCTAAAAGAATATAGATGCAAAGAGGTGAAAGACAATGGGCAAGAAGATTAAAGCACATAAGATCCAGCCTTATGAAAAGCTACCTGTAAAGATGCCTTTGCATAAGTACAAGTCGAAGGCTAAAGGAATCGTAAAGGATTTCTGCCTTCCGGTTGATATTTACAAAGAGTTAACTAGTAAGATTGATAACGCTAATACAGAGTATGAGGTTGACATAGTCTTAAAAGAAGCTAGAAATTATATTTAGTGCATGAATAACACAGCCTTTAATGAAGGAGGTAAATTCTATGAATGAAGAAGATAAAGATTTATTCAAAAAAGTAACGGACTTAATTAAAGATATGCGTGGACATATCAGTGATGAGGAATTACTTAAAGAAGTGGCTAAGTGTGTAGTTGAAAAGAATTAACCAAATGTTTAAAAGCGTTATGGAAACATAGCGCTTTATATTTTTAAAGAGAGGGCAATAAAATGAATCATGGTAATTACAATATTGGAGACTTGGTTGTGATAGATTCATTCTCAAGTCAGCATAATGGAAAAATAGGTACTGTAGTTGGCTGTAGCTATAGTTTAAGACTTATTGATCAGCCTACACATCCAACAGTAATGATACGGTCTGAAAATCTATTGCCATACAATTCAAATTTAATGGCATTGTACGGAATGATGGCCGCTGAACAGATGAAAGTTAAAGAACACGAAATGAATATAGAATCTATTAAACAACAAATTAACGCAATAGAAAGGGGATAACTAACAATGGCACAGGCATACAAATGTGATATTTGTGGATGGTTTTTTGAGAAGAACATATATAAGCTCACCCTCACAAATGAAAGCAGTTTATTATCAGGGTTAACATCAGAGGTGTACGATGTGTGCCCTAAGTGCGTGGAGAGATTCCACAATAATTTTGTGAATTATATTCGTGAACAGAACTCTAAAAAGGAGCAGGGAGCATATGATCCAAGCTCTAGGAAGTTTGTTCCATATTCTGCACCCGATACAACTACCGAGGAAAAGAAAGAGGAACCAAAATCTACTAAAGAAATCAGAAAAACTTGTAGAGGGTGCAGATTTTTGGACGATGTGAGAATTACGGGTAAGGGCTATCAGTGTCAATGCATAACGAACGGACGCACATTCACTGAACCATCTAAAACCCGTTGTGAATGCTATGAAAGAAAGGGGTAGAAGATGATATACACAAAAATAGAAAGATTAGAATTCAACCCGGTAAAGGAGCATAAGGCCATAATGGCGGCTATAGAGTCGCCTGAATGGTCTCAGGTCTCCGTAGGGCCTGATAAAATTATATTTGAGAGGGTCGAGAAGAAGACCTATAACATAAAGAAAGAGGAGAACTCAAATGAAAGCAACTAAATACTATTGTGACATGTGTGGAGAAGAGATTGATTTGTCATGTCGAGCTGTAAATATTTTTAGACCGCCTCTAATTAAAATAGAATATTTTAGAGGTAATAGATTTAAAAGAAAGTACGATCTTTGTAGAGATTGCAAAGATGAGATTATAAATATTATAGCAACTAAGAGGAAGGAGAAAGAAAATGGCGCTGATCAGGGTATGTGATATTTGTGATAAAAGAATATACGATAACGAGAGATTTTATACGCTAATTTATAGTAAAGACTTAGGAGATGACACCACAAAAGAAAGGATATATGAAAACGAAGCATCTGAAATGGAAATTTGTAAAAAATGCTTTGGCACTATATCTGAGCAGATAAAAAATAAGAGAGACGCTGAAAAGAAGGAGGCTGTGGATGATAACTGATGGAAGAAAGTATGTCATCAACGAGAATGCTGGTCTGTTCCTAGATATAACACGAATTCCAGAAGACTTACAAGCATTGCCTGGTGACGATTATATTTTAACTAAAGGTTTGGCTATCGGTCTCCAAGTAAATCTTTGTGATAGCGATGTGCCGGTCACTCTCTGCCTTACGGACGCTGACGCAAGAGGGTTAATAAAGGCCATTAAAATGACACGCAAGAAATTCAGAAAGGAGAATAAAGCAAGGTGGTAAAATTGAATTATATTCTCACTGGAGTAGCTTGTGCTGGTGTAGTCGCCACTGGTGTTCTCGCTGCTAAAGGTGGCGTAAAGGCTCACAGAGAGTGTGTTCTTGAGAAGTATAGGAAAAACCAAGGTGAGCAAGAAGATGACAAGATAGTAGAACTAACAACCAAGGAAAAGTTTCAGTGCTCCTGGAAAGCATATGTACCTGCTGTAGCTGTTGGCGCAATTACGGTGGGTACTATTATATTTGGAGAAGTTACCCATGTTAAGACCGAGAAATCTCTTATGGCTGCTGCAGCGATGAGTACAGCACTTCTTGAGAGATATGAACAGGTCGTAAGGGAACGTACGGACGCTGATACAGCTAAGCAGATAAGAGAAGAAGTTATCTCTGAAGTAACTGGCGATATGATGAAGGGGTTCTCAGAGGATGTACATATGTCCTATAGTGATAATAAAATGCTTTGCTATGACCCTTATACAGAAACCTTCTTCAGAGCTACTCAAGTAGAGCTGTTAAATGGCGAGATTGAGGTAAATAAGACCCTTATGAACGGCGGAGGAACTAGTTGCGCTCAATTCTTGTCCATGTTTGGTAAAGATATTCCAGAGACTGGTCTTGGATGGTATATGGATGATGGATATTCTTGGGACAGCAGTTTCTTTGGATTTCATAATGCTATGATGCCTTCACTTGAAGAGGTTAGAGGTAGGGAGGCTCTAGTTATTTATTGGAGCCACAATCCCTGCTTACCTGAAGAGGACTTCATTTGTCCTTAATTTGAAAGAAGGATATTTGTCTTGGGGCTCAGGTTCAGCGCCTCCTTGTTAAATCCATTTGCTGTTCCATTTCCCCTGGGCCCCATTTTTGCAAAAATAACAAGTGCTTTAATGGAAAGAAAAAAATAAGGAGGTCAAGAGCATGATAACTTTAATGATTTTATTAGTGATAGCAGTATTAATTATATTTGCACTGCTTTGTGCTTGTGGTGTTATAGCCACGGCATTAAGTGGAGTGATATTTGTTATAGCTGATATTGCTATAGCGGTATTAATTTTAAAACTTGCATTTGGCGGACATAAAAAGAAAGAAAAAAAGTAAGGCTAAAAGGCTGGTGGTAAAACACTGGCCTTTAGTTTTTTATATTTTAGGAGGTAGTAAAAATGATAAAGAATTTAGTTAAGACGGTAACTACATTCTGCAGTAAAAATGCTTCGACAATATTGACAGTTGGGGCTTGTGCTGGTGTGGTTGCTACTGGATATTTTGCTTTTAAGTCTGGTGTAAAGACTGTAATGGACCTGCAGGATATAGAATTTGAGAAGGCTGGTGAAGATATTACACCAAAGGAAAAAGCCATGATTATAGTAAAGGGTTGTGCAGTACCTGCTGCCGTTGGTGGTCTTACAATGGCTATGATTATTAGTTCTAGAATTATTGATATTAAAAGGGCTAAAGCTATGGCTGCTTCTTATGCCATATTAGCCGAGAGTGCGGATACATTTAGAAGGAAGGCTATAGAAAAAGCCGGAGAGCACAAAATAGATGATATATGCGGAGAGATCGCTAAGGACGAATTTAAAGATTGCACAGATGATATTCAGGCGGAGAGCACCCAAGGCGGAAACTTCTTATTCAAAGACCAAATAACGAAGGTCTATTTTAGAGCCGATGCAGACTTTGTAAGGAAGGTTCAGAATAAGGTAAATGCATTCTATGCACAAGGTGAGAACTTTGTGACTGTTAGCGAATGGTATAGTTATTTGGGACTTGAGTCTCCAGGAGAGCCAGTATCAGAGTTAGGATGGCCAGCTAGTTGCGGTATTAAGTTTGACTTAGCTTCTACTATATGTCCTAATGGTGAACCAGGTTATTATATTATGTATGAAGTACCTCCTATGACCCAAGAAGAGGGCGAAGCGTATGACGCAAATCATTATATTTTAGATTATTAAATCTCTGCAAGAATTACATACACTTTAATGATGGAGTTTGTAAATTTTAATTCTTGAAAGGAGAAAGAAAAATGAACGAGAATGATGCAAAAACAAATGAGGATCTTAAGGATGAGGCAACAGAGGCAACAGAGGCAACTGGAACCGAGAAGGAACCTGAGAGAGTTTCAACTTTGGAACATCTTAAAGGGATTGGAAGTAACCTTAAAGAGGATGCTGGAAAGGTATGGAACAGCAAACCAATTAGAGGTGTGCGAAAAGGCGCTAAAATAGTATTAGGAGGCGCAGCAGTAGCAACAGCAATTGGTGTTGGTGTATCCGTAGTGAAGGCAATTCACGATGGGGATACTGATAATCCGCTTTTGGATAAACCAGATGATGGACTTGGTGAGGAACCTATTGAAGGAGAATTTGAAGTGAGTGATGTTGATAGCGACTCAGTAGCGGAAGAGCTTAAGACTGAAAATGACAGCATTGAGTTTGACGAGAAGAACGAAATTTAAAACTGAGGCTAAGGCCGGTGTGAAAACACTGGCCTTTAGTTTTTCAATTATATTTTAGGAGGTAGTAAAAATGATAAGTGGAATTTTAGCAGGGCTAGCTGCAAGTAAATATGTAAGCGACACATTAACAACGATAAGCCATATAAACAAGGCTTCTAAGTTTATGTCTAAGGTTGTATATCCTTTAGGTATATTTGCTATATCATCTGCTGTAGGGAACGCTGCAGGTAAAGCAGTTCAAGAAGAAGTAGATTCTATTAAGGATACTGTTGCTGGTGTTAAGGAAATAGGCAAGGCGATGAGAGAGGCTAAAGAAGCAGAAGTAAAAGAAGAGCCAGAGACACACAATGTATTTGAGCAGAGTGAGGAGGTGGATGAGAATGGCGAAAGTTAGACTGCCTGAAGAATATCCAGATAACAGTGATATTAAAGTTGTAACTAACGAGGAAGAAAATGTCAATACGGACGAGCCTAAAGCACCTCAAGCAATGGTGAAAAAGAAGTCACTTGGTAAGAAGATGTCTGAAAGTCTCTTTCCAAAAGAGGATAGAAAGGACATTGCAGACACTATTATATTTGACTACATCATTCCTGGTGCGAAGGAGATTATACAGAATGTTGTAACGAATAGTGTTGAAATGCTTTTATTTGGAACGACATCCGGACGGTCTAGAGTGTCTAAGGGCGAGAGGTACACGAATTATGCTAAGTCGTCTAAATATAGTAGAGATGACGATAGAAGAGAGCGTAGAGATAGGAGTGATTCTGTAGATTTGGATGATCTCCTATTTTATTCTTATGCGAAGGCAGATAGAGCATATCAGAGTCTCTTGGATTATATTGACGAGTATGGCTCAGCTAAGGTATCAGATTTGTATGATTTCGCCGGTGTGACACCACCTAGGGACTGGACGGTCGATGCATACGGTTGGGACGATTTGTCTGCAAGGGCTGATATTAGTCCAGTTAGAACTAGAGATGAAGATGGCAGACTTGTAACTATGTACTGCCTGAATCTTCCAAGACCTCGTAGGATAAGGGGGTAAGATGCTAAAGTTTAGTTATATTTTAAAATTAAAAGGCTACTATTCGGGTTCCTGCTTTATGGGCTGGGACCCTTTTGAGTTGTGCTATAAAGAGTTCAACTCAGATAAAGAATATTATGATATTTATGAAAATTAAGGAGGACAAAAATGAAAGTTTTTGGTAAGGCGCTCGAAATGGGTGCAAAAGTAGCAACGAAGGTTAAAGCAAACGGACCAACAGAGTTATTAGTAGTTGGTACAGCTTTGACAGTAGGAACAATTATATTTGCTCATAGAGCCGGAAGGAAGGTCGAAGAGACTGTAATGGTGAATAAGGAGCAGATAAATAATCTTAAAGAGATTAAGGAAGCTGGTAGCTATATAGACGAAGCTGGTGAAGAAGTAGAGTTCACTGAATCAGAGTATAAGAAGGAATTAACAAAGAGTTATATTTCATTTGCTTGGGATATGACTAAGTTATATGGTCCTGTAGTGCTTTGTGAGGGCGCAGCTGTGGTATCCTTCATAAGTGGTCACAGAATCCTTGCTAAGCGTTTAGCAGGAGCTACAGCATTATATTTAGCAACTGAAGAGGCGTTTAATCAGTATAGGGAGAATGTCGTAAAGGTTTGGGATAAAGAGACCGATGAAAAGTTATATTATGGTTTAACTGATACGATAGTAGAGGAATACAAAGAAACTAAGATAGACGAGAAGACAGGCGAAGAGGTTGAAGTTGGTAAGACTAAGAAGCGTGAAGTAGCCGTTCTCCCAACAGATGGTCCTGTTCCTGGTGCATCAATGTATGCTGTATGGGCCGATGAGTGCTGCGCGTTTGATATTACAAAGAATTATCACTATGCGATGACCTGGTTAAATAATGCTGAGTCATTAGCGAATGGTATGCTTAATACATGTAATTCTGGTATGTTAACTATGAATGATATATATGAGACACTTGGATGTCTGAGTAGTCTTGACGAGCGTAAGATGCTTATGGCTCATGAGACAGGTTGGGTTAGAAATAGTAAGATTGGTGATGGGTATGTTAAGTTCATCATCAAATCAATTAAGACAACAGTATTAAACGCTGCTGGAGATTATGTTCCTTGCACTAGAGTACTTATAGACTTCAATTGCCCTGGAAGCATTAGAAGCCAGTTAGCGGCATAATTATATTTATAAGAGCCTGGTCTTCATGACTGGGCTCTTTTTTATTAGGAGGACGATATGAAACAAATATTATATTTTTCGATTGGTGCGGCTGTTGGATCGGTTAGTGCCTGGTTTATAACTAAACAATATTATAAAAAGCGTATGCAAGAAGATATAGATGCAATAAGGGAAGACTATGAAGATGAATATACGAAGGAGCGAGTAGAAGACAAAGTAAAGGAACTTGGTTATATTTCGGATGAAGATGAAAAAGTAGTTCCTATAAACCCAGTAAATGCAGACGATTATGACGAAAATGGTGTAAAGAGAGAAGATATAAATCCATTCCCTTATGAGCCATCAAATACACCTTATACAATAAATCCAGATCAGTATCACGATGAAATGATATTTGATAAGATGACTCTTTCTTATTATGAAGAAACTGGTTCTCTTGTTAGTGATGAGGAAGAGGAAGTAAATATTAGTGATTTTATTGGGCAGGAGAGCCTTGACCATTTTGGCGAATACGAGAGTGATATTTTATATGTTCGTAACGAGAAGATGGGAACCGACTTTGAAGTAGTTCTTATTCATGGAGCATACGAGCCTTAAGGTGGTGAGAAATTGACAGCAGAGAGATTAGAGAAAAGATATTTGTACTGGCTAATGGGCAAGGTCGCGATTGGTGATGAGTACTCTAAGTTATGCGATACATTACTGCATACAGATTTTATTTTCCTTGTTGGTAACGACTGTAATAGAGCCACTGATGGACTGTCTTTACGGTATGAATTTGAGGGAAAATATGGGTTTGTAGAGAACCTTGCAGACGAATGTAGCGTACTTGAGATGCTCGTGAAACTTGCTATGAGGTGCGATGCTGACGTTATGTATGACCCTGAGTACGGAAATAGGACCGATTTGTGGTTTTGGGAGATGATTAGCAACCTGGGATTAGACCAATTTACCAATAATTATTGGGATCCGCTCGAAATAAATTATATTTTGGAGGATTTCAATTACCGAAATTATGGAAAAAATGGTGGTCACGGATGTGCATTTCCTTGTAAACATCCTTTGCATGACTTACGAACTACGGAAATTTGGTACCAAATGATGTGGTGGCTCGGAGAAAATTATCCTGAGTACTAAAATCGTCATGGGCAGTTGGTGACCAATTTTGGGTGTTTTTGGAAAAAGTTTTTAAAAAATGTGAAATTTTGTGAAAAAGTGAGTCACTTGGTGGCCGGGCACCTTACTATACCTTTTATATAATTAAAAATTTAAGTTTATAAAAGTATAGAACCCCTGCCCCTGCCCCCCCTTCTGCCCACAAAGGATAAAATAATAGGTTGCGTCACTTGGTGACCAATTTTGGCTATTTTTACAAAAAGTTTATTTTTTATAGAAAGGAGTCTTAAAAAATGGGATTAGACTTCATGGAAGTATTATCTAGACCTGGCAAGAATAAAGTCACGGAAGTCTACCCTATGTTTATTAATGGTAGAACTAAAGACTTAATGATACGAGGAGGTGATTTATATGCCGTGTGGGATGATGAGAATAAAAAATGGCTTACTGATGAGTTAGATATTATTCCATTAATAGACGGCGAAATTAAAAAAGAATATGACAAAATAAAAAAGATTGACCCAAATGCTAAAGCATTATATTTGCGTAATGGCGACAATAGAATGATAGCAAAGTGGCATCAATTTGTACAAAAGGATATGAGAGACACATATACCCAATTGGACGCTAATTTTATATTTGATAATACGGAACCCAAAAGAGAAAACTTTTCAACTATATGTTTGCCATATCATTTGGAAGATAAAGAAACTCCAGCCTATGATCATTTAACTTCTGTATTATATTCTCCGTCAGAATTACACAAGATTGAATGGTGCATAGGAGCTATATTAAGTGGAGATAGTAAAAAGATTCAAAAGTTTCTAGTTATCACTGGTGATGCTGGAGCTGGTAAGTCAACAATGCTTAATATTATGGAGCAGCTATTTCAAGGTTATTATATTTCATTTGACAGTAAGCAATTAGTTAATGGTGGACAATTTGGTTTTGAACAGTTCAAGTCAAACCCATTAGTTGCCATAGAACACGATGGTAATCTTAGTCACATTATGGATAATAGTCGACTCAATAGTTTAGTGTCTCATGAGAAAGTTAGTATGAGAGAATTATATCGCTCATCATACACAATGAAGTTTGATACATTCCTTATCATGGCTTCAAACCTTCCAGTTGAGATAACAGATGCAAAGTCTGGTTTAACTCGAAGAATTATTGATGCTGAACCAACAGGCAATAAACTTAGTTTTGAAGATTATATTTCGACAACAGAACAAATAAAGTTTGAGTTGGGCGGAATTGCTAAACATTGCTTAGACTTATATTTATCGAACAAACATTATTACGATAAATATAGGCCAGAAAAGCAGATAGCTAAAACATATAGGTTTTATGACTTTATAGACTATATGGAGCGTGAATTCACAGAGCAAGATGGAACAACATTAGATTATGCATGGCAGAAGTATCGTAAGTATGTTGAGCTTAGCGGCGAAAGATATCCTTTTGACCGAATGAGATTTAAAAATGAACTTATGGAATTCTTCAAAGAATTTAATCCAAGGCGTAGAGTTGCTGGAAAAGAAACGAGAAATGTATATTCCGGTTTTATTAAAGACCGTTTAGCTAGCCATAATTATATTGAGGAAAATGACGACATTCCATCATGGCTGAAAATGAACATGTATGATAAGTCGGCGTTTGATGAAGCCGGTAAATTATATTCTGCTCAGTATGCAAATGAGAATGGCACTCCCATGAAAAAGTGGGATGATGTTAGCACCAGTTTAGCAGATATTAACACTAGAGAGTTGCACTATGTGAAAGTTCCAATGGAACATATTGTTATTGACTTTGATATTCCTGGAGAGGACGGTGAGAAAAGCTTAGAAAGGAACATCGAAGCAGCAAGTAAATGGCCAAAGACTTATGCTGAATTAAGTAAGTCTGGTAAGGGCATTCATTTGCATTATATTTATGATGGCGATCCAGAAAAGTTAAGTTCGGTGTATGAGCCTAATATTGAGATTAAGGTTTTTAAGGGGAATAGTAGTCTTAGACGTAAATTGACCGATTGTAATAACTTAACTATTGCTCATATTAGTTCTGGTTTGCCACTGAAAGAGGAGTCCAAGAAAATGTTAGATAAGGGAACCATAAAATCTGAGGTTGGACTGAGAAAAATTATATTAAGAAATCTTCATAAGGAAATACATGACAGTACGAAACCGTCATGTGATTTTATTTATAAGATTCTTGAAGATGCTTATGAGAGTGGCATGCATTATGATATTTCTGATATGTATCCAGCTATTAGTGCGTTTGCTGCTAGCAGCACACATCAGAGTGATTATTGTATCAAACTCGTAGGCAAAATGAAGTTTAAGTCAGATGAACCATCGGATGGAGTAGAATGGGGAAGTGATGTGGAAGCACCAATAGTATATTTTGATGTGGAAGTATTCCCTAATGTATTTATTATTTGTCATAAGATAAAAGGTTCTGGTGAGCCAATACAAATGATAAATCCAACATCTGAAGAAGTTAGAGAACTGTTTAAATATCGTTTGGTTGGTTTTAATAACCGTCGATATGACAATCATATTTTATATGCGGCCGGTGTTGCTGGTTATAGCAATGCTCAGTTGTTTAAACTTAGCCAAAGAATTATTAATGGCAGCCAGAACGCATTTTTCAATGAGGCTTATGGACTTAGCTATGCTGATGTATATGAGTATAGTTCTAAGAAACAGAGCCTTAAGAAATGGGAGATAGATTTAAATATTTATCATCTCGAGAATCAGTATCCATGGGATGAAGACTTACCAGAAGATAAATGGCAAGAGGTTGCTGACTACTGTAGCAATGATGTTATAGCAACAGAGAAGACAGCAGAAGCATGCCATCAAGACTTTGTTGCTAGAGAGATACTGGCTAAGTTATCTGGGTTATCTGTTGGCCATACAACTAGAAATCACACAACTAAAATTATATTTGGAAACAATAGAAATCCAGAGCTGGTTTATACAGACTTAAGCGTTGACTTTCCTGGTTATACATTCGATAGTGGCAAATCGTTTTACAGAGGCGAAGAAACAGGTGAAGGTGGTTATGTATATGCTGAACCGGGAATCTATTATAATGTGGCACTGCTTGATATTGCGTCAATGCATCCACATAGTATATTAGCTTTGAATCTGTTTGGAGAATATACAGAAAGATTTGCTGATATTCTTAATGCTCGTATTGCTATTAAGCATCATGACTATGAGAAAGCTAAAACTATGCTTGATGGTGCACTAGCTGAGTTCTTAACTGATGATGAAGCAGCAGATGCATTAGCACAGGCACTGAAGATTGTAATTAACTCCGTTTATGGATATACAACAGCAACATTTGAGAATCCATTCAAGGACCCAAGAAATAAAGATAATATTGTTGCTAAGCGAGGAGCTCTGTTTATGATTAATCTTAAGCATGAGGTTCAGGAAAGAGGATACACAGTTGCACATATTAAGACCGACTCAATTAAGATACCAGATGCTGACGATAAAATTATATCCTTTGTTGTTGAATATGGTAAGAAGTATGGATATAACTTCGAGCATGAAGCAACATATGAAAAGATGTGTCTGGTTAACGATGCCGTTTATGTCGCTAAGTATAAAGACGGTAAGCATGCTGGTGAATGGACAGCTACAGGAACACAGTTTCAGGTACCTTATGTATTTAAGAGTCTGTTTAGCAAAGAACCAATTATATTTGAAGACATGTGCGAGACTAAGTCAGTCACAACAGCATTATATTTAGACTTTAATGAGAACTTACCAGAAGACGAACACAAGTACCATTTCGTTGGAAGAATTGGAAAGTTCACACCTATTAAACCCGGTTGCGGTGGAGCATTACTTATGCGTGAAAAAGAAGGTAAGTACAACGCTGCAACAGGAACCAAAGGATATCGTTGGATGGAATCAGAAATGGTTCGAAACCAGCCAGATATTATAGACATCTCATACTATGCTAGATTAGTTGATGAAGCTAGAGCAGCAATAGATGAATATGGAGATGTAGAAGATTTTATAGCATAACACAACATAATTATATTTTAAGGAGAATAAAGAAATGAGCAAATACGGAAGAGTTGAAAAATATTATATTAACGACGAAGACATTGTAACACTTAGATACAGAAACTTTAGTAAAGCACCAGATAACCTTAATCCTGAGGGACCTAGATATGCTAACTTCTGGGTTGTACTCACAGAAGAAAAAGCTATGGAGCTGAAGGCTGAAGGTTTTAATATCCGCGAAAGAGAGAATCAGGATGGCGATATCGAATATCGTCTACAGATTTTCATAACAGGCAATGACCAGTGGTTCCCTAATATTATTAAGAAATGTGCTGGAAGAAAGACAATCCTTGATAGAGAGTCAATGAGAACTCTCGATAGAGATGAACTCGAAAGAGTTGACATTGCAGTAACAAAGGGAAGATGGGAGTTCGGCGGAAAGTCTGGTATTAAGGCTTGGCTTAGCGCTGGTGAATTTGAGATAGTTGCTGATAGATTTGGATTTATTGATACGGAAGATGGAGATGATGATCTTCCTTTTGGAGATGATGAATGATTGAATTAAAACAGCATCAACGAGAAGCTGTTAATAAACTAGAAAATGGCAACATACTTTGTGGTGGTGTTGGGACTGGAAAGTCCCTCACTGCCCTAGCCTATTATATTACTAAGGTATGCGGCGGTAGAATAAACTCTCCAGACCAAAAGCCTTATGTAGAAATTAGGTTTCCAGTTGACTTATACATAATAACAACAGCTAGAAAAAGAGACACAATGGATTGGGAAAAAGAGATGCTGAACTTTATGCTTTACCCAAATCCTGAATGGGATATAAAGGTTAAAGTTGACAGTTGGAATAATGTTTCAAAGTATGTTGATGTTGAAAATGCCTTTTTTATATTTGACGAACAGCGAGTAGTTGGAAAAGGAACATGGGTAAAATCGTTTTTAAAAATAACAAAGAAAAATCAATGGATTCTTCTTAGTGCGACACCAGGCGATGACTGGCAGGATTATATTCCTGTGTTTATTGCTAATGGATTCTATCGTAATAGAACAGAGTTTTTAAATAGACATGCCGTGTACAATCACTTTTCTAAATATCCAAAGGTTGACCGATATGTCGAAACAAAAAGACTTGAAAGATTAAGGAGTCAGATATTAGTCCTTATGCACTTCGATAAAAAAACTCATCCACATACTAATTATATTCCGGTAGAATACAACAGAAAAGAATGGAAAGAATTAAATAAAACGAGGTGGAATAAATATGAAAACGAACCGATCAAAAATATTTCTGAGTTTTGCTATTTGCTTAGGCGCGTTGTCAATAGTGATATTTCTAGGTTGCAGGCCGTTTCTGAAATATTCACCAACCACAAGCGTTTAATTATATTTTATAACTTTGACTATGAGTTGGAGATGCTTAGAGAATATTGCATAAATAATAAAATTATATTTGCAGAATGGAATGGCCATGCTCACGAAGATGTTCCAATAGCTGATGAATGGATTTACTTAGTCCAGTACACAGCTGGAGCAGAAGGCTGGAACTGCATAACAACAGATACAATAGTATTTTATAGTTTGAACTACTCATATAAGGCAACTGTTCAAGCAGCTGGAAGAGTTGACAGACTAAACACACCATACACAGAATTATATTATTACTATTTAGTTTCTAATTCACCAATAGATCTAGGAATAAGAAGAGCTCTTAAAAATAAAAAGAACTTTAATGAACGAGGCTTTCTTTCAGGAGTAAAATCTCTGCAATAAAAACATGCTATATAATAGAAGAGAGAGACGATAATGTGACTTTTTAACACATTATTATATTTTTTTATATTGGGGGCAATATGAAAGATGAAAGAAAGCGAATTTCAAAACAGTTTAATCTATCAGATTAAAAGGCTCTTCCCTGGATGTATCGTTATGAAGAATGACCCAACTTATATTCAAGGAATACCTGACCTATTAATTTTATATAAAGATAAATGGGCGGCATTAGAATGTAAGAGAAGTGAGCATGAATCGCATAGACCTAATCAAGATTATTATATTTCTAAACTTGATGATATGTCTTATGCAGCATTCATATATCCAGAGAACAGGGAGGTAATAATGAATGAACTTCAACAAGCATTACGGACTAGAAGGTAGGCATGCGTTTCTATCTGCGAGTCAGTATCACTGGCTAAATTATACAGATGATAAACTTGTGGATAGGTTTAATAATTGGAAAGCTACTGAACGAGGCACAAGGTTGCATGCGTTAGCTGCACAATTAATTGACGAAGGAATTAAATTACCGAGAACCAATCAGACATTGAACATGTATGTTAATGACGGTATCGGTTTTAAGATGACAACCGAACAAATATTATATTTTTCAGAAAATTGCTTTGGTACCGCTGATTCAATCAGCTTTAACAAAGACTTTCTGAGAATACATGATTTAAAGACTGGAGTTACACCAGCACATATGGAGCAGTTGGAAATTTATGCTGCTCTTTTTTGTTTGGAATACAAAATAAAGCCAGGTGAAATAGGAATGGAACTTAGGCTGTATCAGAATGATGAAAAAATTATATTTCAACCAACAGCTGAAGACATCTTTCCTATCATGGACAAGATAATAACTAGCGACAAAATTATATCTCAAATTAAGGGGGTTGAATGATGGGAATAACAGACTTCTTAGAGCAAATGAAAAAAGAAAACCCAGAAATTATAGAACAGATACCCTCTAATGAGTTAGAGCATTACGGTACCAAGAGACATTCTGGAAGATATCCTTGGGGTTCCGGGGACAACCCATTCCAGCATGATAAAACAGGTTTCTATAGAGAGTATAAATCATTAAAAGATAATGGTATGTCCGAAGGACAAATAGCTAAGTTCTTTGACGATAAATACTATGGTGCACAAGGTTCCTTTAATACATCTGCTTTAAGAGCTTATATTACTATTGGTCGAGAGCAGGTTGAAAAGGAAAACATAACGCAAGCAGTAAAATTAAAAGACAAAGGTATGTCTGTCAAAGCCATAAGTGAAAGAATGTCTGTTCCGGAAAGAACAGTATATTCATGGCTCGAACCTGATAGACAAGCTAAGATGTCAAAAACTAGAGCTATTGCAGATCAGGTTAAAGACCAAGTAGAAAGATACTCAAAAGATGGCAAATACTTAGATATCGGTAAAGCATCAGAAATACAGCTTGGTTGTTCTCAAACCCAATTAAAGTCAGCCATAGCCATCTTACAAGATGAAGGCTATAAGAAGCAATATGTCAAAGTAAAGCAGATGGGTACCGGAAAAGAAACAACCATGATGGTACTAACAAAAGATGATGTTCCTTGGAAAGAAGTATATGACAATGTCGATAAGATAACTCCAGTAGAAGGAATACAACCAGCTAAAACAGCAGAGTATTTTGAACCTATTCCTAAACCAGTGTCTATAAATTCTAATAGAATAGCTATTAGATATGCTGAAGATGGTGGTATCCATAAAGATGGTGTTATAGAAATAAGACCTGGTGTTAAGGATTTATCACTAGGTGAGAACAATTATGCACAGGTACGTATAGCAGTAGATGGAGACCATTACTTAAAAGGTATGGCAATGTATTCGGACGATCTACCAAAAGGCGTAGACATATTATTCAATACCAATAAGACAAAAGATGTGGACAAAATGAAGGTATTGAAAGAGATGGAGCAAATAAAAAAGAATGGCGAAAAAACAGGTGAGATAGACTGGGATAAACCATTTGGTGCTTCAGTAAAAAGAGCTGGCGTTTATACAGATACAGATGGAAAAATTAAACAGTCGGCTATAAATATTGTAAATGATGACAGTGACTGGGATAAGTGGAGTAAAAACTTAGCCAGTCAATTTTTATCTAAACAGAATAAGTCAGTTGCAAAAAGACAATTACAATTGGCATATGATGATAAAGAGAAAGAGTTTGAGGATTACAATTCATTAACAAACCCAACATTAAAAAAGAGAATGCTTGAGGAATTTGCGGAGTCTTGCGATTCAGCAGCAGTAACATTAAAAGCCGCCCCATTTCCTAGGCAAGCAACCCATGTTATTTTACCTTTAACTAAAATTAAGGACACAGAGATCTATGCTCCTAATTATGACACAGGTGAAGAAGTAGTATTAGTAAGGTATCCACATGCTGGACCATTTGAATCACCAAGGCTTATAGTTAACAACAATAATAAGCAAGGCAAAGCATTATTAGGACAGGCAAAGAATGCAGTTGGTATAAGTTCAAAGGTTGCTGAACAGTTATCAGGAGCCGATTTCGATGGTGACACTGTAGTTGTAATACCAACTAAAGGACAGAACATTAAGACATCTAAACCTCTTGTTCAATTGGAAGGCTTTGATCCAAAAGTTGAATACAAAAGAGTACCATCTGACACAACAAAGACTGGACCAGCTACTGGTTTTAGAAAGCAAATGGAGATGGGTAAGGTTAGTAACTTGATTACTGACATGACTATAGGTGGAGCTCCAGAGTCTGAAATAGCAATGGCTGTTAGACATAGTATGGTTGTTATAGATGCTGAAAAGCACAATCTAGATTGGCGTAAGTCCTATAGAGATAATAACATAGCTTATCTAAATGAGAAATACCAAGGTAAAAAAGCGGGCGGTGCATCAACCCTCATAAGTAGAGCTAAGTCCGAAGAGCATCCATTTGAAAGAAAAGAAGTAACGAGAGCTAATGACCCATCATTAACACCACAAGAAAAGAAAGATTGGTTAGCAGGTAAGAAGATCTACAAAGAGACTGGTAATGCCTATGTTAAGACAAAGTCCGGTAGTGTACAGCCAAAAGACATGACACCTAAACAATTAGAGGTGTATAAGAAAGCTAAGAGGGACTTCGAAGAACATGGGATACTACCAAAAGATCAAGACGGCATCAAGTTTGAAGTGGTGTATTCTAGGGAGAACTCAACCAAAATGGCAGAGGCCCGTACAGCAAAAGACGTATACAAATTGTCATCCGGTTCGCCGATTGAAACTATTTATGCTGAGCATGCAATAAAGTTAAAAGAACTAGGCAATAAAGCTAGAGCAGAAGCTAGGGCTACCGAACCAATTAAATACTCCCCTGCTGCTAAAAAGACCTATGCTAAAGAAGTAGAGTCCCTTAACGATAAATTAAAGGGCGCTCAATTGAATGCACCTCTTGAGAGACAAGCTCAAGCTATAGCCAATAAGACTGTTAGAGTTAAGATGGATGCCGATCCTGAATTAAAGATGGATAAGGATTCACTTAAGAAAGTCAAGAACCGTGCTTTAGCAGATGCAAGAGCTAGAGTAGGAGCTAAGAAAGAGACAATTCAAATAACTGAAAAAGAATGGGAAGCTATACAAGCAGGGGCTGTATCAAACAATAAACTAATTCAAATCTTCGCTAATACTAAGGATGATGATTTAAAGAAATTAGCTACACCTAAGAAGCAAGTAGGTTTATCTTCAGCACAAGAATCAAGAGCCAAGCGCTTATTAAAAGCTGGTTATACACAAGCTCAAGTTGCTGAGTCTTTAGGCGTTAGTGTTGGTACAATTAAAAAGTATGTTGACTTTTAAACAATTGTAAAAACAAAAAGTTTTAGCAATTAGTTAACTAAAGTTTTTTGATTATTAGAAAGGAACTTGAAATGGCTAATAAAGAAACAATGACTGTAGCCGCTTTGTCTACAATTGACAACCCATTCAATCCAATTGAGGACTATGAAAGTTGGTTGTCTTATGACATTTCACATGGTTACAACACTAGTAACTGGCTGGCCAATGTTGCTAAAACATCCGACTTGTTACCAAACGAAGATAATAATCTTGAAGTTGAACGAGCAATTGATGAAATAGTCAACATTGATCCAGAATTTTATGTAAAAGTTACAAAAGAAATTGAAGTTTAAAAAGAAAATTGTTTAGCTTTTGTGAAGTTTGGTCGAAGGGGACTAGGCTTCATGAAAGTTTAAACATAGGAGGGGGGTCTAAAACAAACCACCCCCCTTTGGTAT